GATATAACATTTCTTATAAAAAATATAACATTTCTTATATTTTTATAAAGAAAATATAACTTAAATATATAAACAATTTTATATATAATGAAAAAATATCACTGTGAATGCTGTAATTTTTTGTCTCATATCAAGACACATTACGAAAAACACTTGAAGACAAAAAAGCATCAAATGTTATCCGAAAGTCACCATTTAGTCACCCCAAAGTCACCATTTAGTCACCATTTAGTCACCCCAAAGTCACCATTTTCTCCACCACCATCATCCACAACTTCAGGAAAATTTCAATGTAAGTATTGTAACAAGTGTTTTAAATTTAAACAAGGAATGTACAGGCACATCAAATATACGTGCAAGAAAAATAAAGACGAAGATTTCCAAGAACTTGCTCACCTGTTGAATGAAAAGGACAAGCAGCTCGTATTAAAAGACAAGCAAATGGACAAGCAACTCGAACAGAGAGACAGGAAAATGGAAATGATGCAGAAACAAATAGACAAGTTGACAAATAAACTCCAAATCCAGAACGTTAACCAGGGTATTATCCAAAACGGCAATAATGTTATCAACATTCAACTTTTGAACCATCAAGATACAGATTACAGTCATCTTACCCCGAAAGATTATATAAGTTGTATTCACGACTGCAATAAATGTGTAAAGACACTTATTGAAAAGGTGCATTTTAATGCCAACAAACCCGAGAATATGAATATTTACCTGTCGAATATCAAAGGCAAGTATCTTATGATTTACAAGGACAATCTGTGGCAGATCCAGGATAAAAAATCACAAGTGGACGAGCTGTATGATAATAATGAGTTTGTGTTGGAAGCATGGTATGATGAATACAAAGAGAAATATCCAGATATTATTGCATCATTCCAAAGGTATTTACAAAACCGCGATGAAAATGAAATGCTGAATAATATCAAAGAAGAAATTCTTGTGATGTTATACAATAAGCGAAAAATGATTGCGATTGAAGGATAAAAATGCGGAAATATAAGCCGGGTTTTATTTAGTTGACACACATCGAGTAAAGTAATCTGTTTTGGAAATAAACCAATGCTAAAGTGAATACGTTGCTGAACAATAGCGGGTAATCGGTTTTTTTCTTGGATTTTGCAATTATGACGATAACCCCAATCATCGACATTATTAAAAGAACAAACATAATGACAGACATTAAGTAAAAGAATTTACAATATTCCTTGCTGAGCGGCGAAAAAAAGAGTTCGTTGATTTTATCCATTATATAGTATTAAAATAAATAATAATTTCCTAAGGGTTGTTTCAAAGTTTTGTATTTGTAAAAAATTGAATATTAACTTTATCGGATTATTGAGTCAACCATCTTAAATATAACAACAATGTGCTCTTCTGGTAAACCAATTGAAGAACTTGAAGATTTGTTCAAACACGATGAAATGAATACCATCACAAATATTGACGAGCAAAATATCGAGAATTACATGACATCTCTATGTACTCTTGTGAAAGTTCATATTGAAAAGGAAACCGAAACTGAAAACACACGGATGGTCGTCAGTAAATTGAAAAGGAAATTCCCCAACTATCTTCAGAAATGTACAAATAAACATCAATGTCAATACAAGAAGACGACGTTGCTATTTTACTACAAAAAGTTTGTCTTGTTGGAGAAGATAAAGGAAGACAAATTTCTAGAATTAATGTTGATGAAATCGCCTAGTCGCGACATTTCTGGAATCAATCAAATTACTATTTTGACATCTCCGCATCCAGACGACCAGGATTTTAGCTGTAAACATGATTGTTATTATTGCCCTAATGAACCAGCACATGAAGGGAACAACTGGACGCCCCAACCACGCAGCTATTTGTATAGCGAGCCCGCGGTCTTGCGGGCAAATCGCAATAAATTTGAAGCAGACCTACAAACATTTGACCGTTTAAAATCGCTTTTGATTTGTGGACACAAATGTGATAAATTGGAATTTATTTTAGAGGGCGGCACATTTACCGAATATCCAAAACCATATTTGTATAAATATTTTCGCGATTTCATTTACACTTGTAATAACTTTTATGAAATTATCAAATATGGGTTTGAGTCACCACAATTGGTAGCACGCAAAACGTTGGAAGAAGAAATCACAATCAATAAATATACACGGTGTAAAATTATTGGGATTTGTATTGAGACGAGACCGGATGCGATTTTGTTGAACGACGAAGATGGAATTCCGTGGATCAAAACACTGCTTAACTGGGGTGTAACCCGGCTACAACTGGGCGTTCAACATATTGACAACCAGATATTGAAAAAAATAAATCGCGGACACAATATTGAAAAAGTAATTGAAGCAATTGAAATCTGTAAAAACAATTGTTTCAAAATTGACATACATATTATGCCCGATTTGCCCGGAAGTAGTCCCGAAACCGACAAGGCAATGTTTGACGAGTTATACAAGTCGTCCAAATATCAACCCGACCAAATGAAGATCTATCCTTGCGAAGTCGTTCCTTGGACGGTTATTGAGAAGTGGTATAAGTCTGGCAAATACATGCCTTATGGAGAAGACAAAGAACTCATTCAAGGCGTGCTTTCATATTCGATGACAAATTGTCCCCCTTGGATTCGGCTGCCGCGGGTTATGCGAGATATTCCTGACCAATATATTTCAGCAGGATTGAAATGCGGAAACATGAGACAAAACATTGAAGGAGAAAAGGGATTCATCGGGAAAGATATTCGGTCACGTGAAATTGGTCGCCATCCTCAATATATGCTCAAAGATGCCAAGCTATTTGTGCGAAAATACAAAGCATCTAATGGAACCGAATACTTTATTAGTTTTGAAAGCAAAGACAATATTGCGCTGTTTGGATTTTGTCGTCTTCGCATCAATCATCAGAAACGAAACGCGCACTCGGTGTATGAGGCAACGCTTTATAATATGGGACTTATTCGCGAACTTCATGTTTATGGTTCATTGGTTGGGGTAAATCAACTAAACCAAACGAATGTGCAGGGTATCCAACACAGCGGGATTGGGAAAAAATTACTTCAAAAAGCAGAACAAATTAGCATGTATTATCATCTCAAGTGTGGTGTGGTTGTCATATCAGGAATTGGTGTACGAAGTTATTACGAAAAACACGGTTACTTCCTTCGTAATAACTATATGGTTAAATATTTCATTTCATACAATCTTTGTATGATCATTATTGGAATTATTCTAGGACTAATTTACGACATTCTAGTCGCACTCATAACCATATACTTTGCAACAAAAAGGTAATGTATATGTCCCCTTGAATTTTGTACAATTTTGTTCATGACAAAACCCCGGTATAGCGTTAAAAGTATTAGCAACTCTTTGTGTAGTATTAGCTTCAACACATCCATTTTTATTTTTATGTTTTATGAATTTAAAGTATGTTGTATAATTCCCTTTGCTATTGAACGCTAATAAAAAATACAACAATTTAGTAAAAAACATTTTATATTTCATTGTTATGTTATGTTTTGTGTTTATTTCGTTTTTTTAGCTTTTGTAACTTTTTTTACAACCAACCATTTTTATAACGTTTTGAAAATTTGAAACTAAATCTGTTGTCGATGAATTATACCAACAAGGGACCCATGCATGAATGAACGCTTGAATGCTCGCGATAAAAAGATTTCCTGAAAAATACATGGATAAACAAAAGTGTTCAAAATAATTCATACAGACTTTTTTTAGATGCTTGTTTGAATTAGCATAAATCGTCCAAACCATTATTATATTACTGTGGTGTTATCTTTATTTGCGTTTTCAACTTTCGTTTTTAAATGTTCTTGAGTCTATTTCTTCTATATTCATAGTATTAACTTCATCATGACTTAACTTGTTATAATAAAATGCGTATGGTTTTCTACCACGCGGTTTAAACTTTACAAATTTAAGCTTTCCTTCTGAAAGCATCTTTTTTAGAACAGTTGGAAAATAACAATTGTTAAAACTCTCAGTTTGTTTTTTTTGTTTGTTACTACCTGTGTAAACAAAGTCTGCTGTTTCTAACATATCAACTACATTCTTCTCATAGAGTTCGTCCAAACATTGAATATGAATTTTGATTTGTTCATTACGATTATTGATACGTTCATTTACTTGTTTTTTTCTCAATTCGTCCAATTCTTTTTCTTCGTTATTTTTGAAGATTTTTTCGTTTTCAACAATATGATTCATCATATCACTCCCTCCAAAAAAGGATTTAATGTCCATTTTACACTTGTGTTGCTGTGTGACTTGAAAATTAATTTCAATTTTTTCCAAAAACCTACACAACCTTGCGAGGTGGAACAGCACCGCTCGAACGAACGCGTTTCATCGCATTTTTCACATCATTGGTAGGATTGCTGTTGAAACTCAGCGGCGATGAGTAGGCTTTCCTACCAACCGCTTGCGCCTTTTTCTTCAATAAATACAAGGAATTGTCTTGGTATACTGATTCTTGTTTACCTTTGTGGGTGCTGTCGTGATTCGAAGGGTTTTCTTTTGGCGTTCTTTGGTAAATTTGACGCATCATTGAAAATTGTCCGCCACCTGACGTCGTTTGTCCTTTCATGGGCATAACGTTTTGTCCACTAAGCACGCTATTATTATTAACCGAACTCTTGCCAACAGTGGCTTTGTCTGTTGCAAAAGAGGTCATATTAATATAGAGCAATATAATTAATAATTCAGCGAACATAAATACTTTCCTAACAAACTGGATTCATCTATATTACGATCGGGCACCTTTTGTTCAAGATGTTTGTCTTTTTCTTCAAGAATAATTCTATTATTTTTTGATTGAAACCAACCAAAAACATCCTTGTAGGAATGTGGTCCAAAAACATTTTCATTGATTACTTCGCTTACGTCTTTCTCATCAATGTCTGTAAATAGCAACTCATAAATGAGCGTTAAAAGTAAATCGTCACAGAGAAAATAAGCACTACGGTCTGGAATATAAAGCGGTGATTTTATTTTGATAATATTTAACAACTTATAGAAAAAATTACTTGAATCATAACATTTGTTTCCAAAAACATAGTCCGGCAAATTTACAAGGTGTCCTTTGTTTTCGTTTATCAAGAATGTGCTATGGTTGAATATAAAACTCTCTTCCAAGAAATTTTCTTGTTGTTTTTGTTTGTTAAATAAAAACTTTTCATGGGTATAACTTCTTGTCAAGTATATATATTTTGTAATTGAATAACATTCATTCAAGCTTACAATATTTGCATATCCGTGTAATAAATTTGACCTTTCGTCGGTTGTCAAGTGATAATTAAATTTTACGTTATTCACCACACTTTTAATGTTATGTTTCTCGTATATTTTTACAAGCTCGTCTTTGTCTTTTATATTTATATTGTACAAGAAAATATTTTCATTATAGAGATGAGCATAGTTATCAAACTGATGTTTAACTTTATTATCTTTTAATAAAAAGTTGTTCATCCCATCTACAATGATAATATTTGAGAACAAGTTCTTCTCTATAAACATTTTTGTCAATTCAAACCCGAGCCAGTTAAATCCACCAATAATCAGAATATCTCTCATCAACTATAAAATAACACTAATATGATAACTATTATTTAAAATCTTTTATCTCAATTGATTGAAATATTTAATATATAAAATGCGTAAAAAATAATAATATGTTATAAGCAATTATTACATATTATAGTATGGATTCTGAGCAAGAAAAAGTATTGAATCGTCTAATCAAGGAAAATGATGTACAAGATAATACGGAAAAGATCAAAACAATGAAACATAGTACGAAAATTAGAAGTGATGTTGCTGTGATACAAAACATAAAAAGAAAGTTAAGAACTCGTGATTTCAAAGTGTTGGATAAAGAAGCGATCCATAAGTGTTCATTTTTATATACCAACTATCCGAATATTTATAACAAATTATTGAAAGATGAAATTGATATCAAAGTTTTGTATACTTTCCTGGATGAACTTGCCAAAATTGAGAATGGAGACCAGAATCAGCACGAAGCCTCTTACAATATTGGTATGTTATTGAAATCCATGTATGTAGATAAGAAGATTGGTATTGAATCACAAGAAAAATCAATTGACGGTTCTAAAAAAAAGACAAAACATGCACGCAAGTTAAGCTATTCCGAATATAAACAAGGGGGTATTGATAAACGATTTGACAAAGCTATTTAAACGGAGAAACACAAACATATCATCTTAAACCAGATGAATTTAATGCCATACAAGAATATATTATATTTCACAGAGTGTTTCTATTATTTATGTGGTTGGTGTCTTTATTATTTTGCTATTTGTGATACAGAGAGCATTTTATTCAAATATATTCGCCGTCTTCCCGATAACAAAAAGATCATAGAATGTAAAAGTCGGATTGTCAGTTCAACTCACGCGACAATTTTGTCTTTTTTTTCTATTTTATATTTGAATCAAACCATAGGTTATAATTATTGGACTACATTTCTTCCAATTTGTTCTTCGTTTGGATTGTTTGATTTATCGCTTGTTACAATGAACTATTCTATATTCAAAAAGGGTTATGTTCCAATATTGGTTCATCATAGTTTGTTGGTATTTGGTCCACTTTTGATCACCCCCGAAAATTCACATATAATGGCACAAGCATTTCTGTTTGAAATAACTGTTCCTGTTTTAGATTTTAACTGGTACTTGTATCACACGAATAAGAGGGACACACTCGCGTTCAAAATGAATAGCATGGCATCTATATTGAGCTTCTTCTTTTTCCGGATTGCAAACAACTGTTATCTAGTAACACAATCATTTCAATTCAACTTTAAATTTCAATTTGTCACAATTGCGTTTCTGTGCTTGAATATTCATTGGTTCTTGAATTTGATAAAATTATTTATTCGACAATTATAAATTAGATAAAATATAGTATAAAACGCTGAGAGTTATAACGTCTGAGAAAACAATTTCGCCAACCGTTCTTGTGAATGAATCTACATCCAGGTATGTTTTTTCAATATCATTATTCAAATAATGACTTGTATCATTGTAATGATTTTTAATCAAATTTGCGAGCGGTTTGAAAAGCATATTATTTTAATTAACCACATTTTATTAAATCTATTTTCATCATATATTTATTCTCATTTGTAAATTGCTTTTATGAAACCCGCATTTCCGATAAAAGTCAGCATTGCCTTCATTACAATTTAAAATCACTTTATATACTTGTCTTTCTTTCGCAATATTTATCATGTGCTCAATGAGAGCTTTACCAACGTTTATATTTCTGTAGTTCTCGTGGACCACTACATCTTCAATGTGTCCCACACAACCACAGTTGTGTATTAGTTTTTTCTCTATCAAAATTGTTCCCATAGCAACCATTATATTGAGTCCCGACTCGATGTCGTTGAAAACACAACAGATAATTCTATGATTTGAATTGAGAGAAGAACATAGGTCTGTAAAAGATTCAAGAGAAAACTCCTCTTTTGTTTTAGTTAAAAAAGACAAAAGAGACTTTGAATTCTCATAGTCGTGTGTTTGAATATCCCGAAATGAGACAATACCTTCCATTTTCTATACTTGAAAATAATATCAAATTATTAAGTGTTTATTTCAAATCATACTAAAATTGAAATAAACATATATATGAATACAACACCATCTAACAAATAATGAGCAACAAAATATTAGTTATTGTAGAATCTCCGTCAAAATGTAAAAAAATAGAGCAATATTTGGGCAATCAATACAAGGTGATTGCGAGTTATGGACACTTTACAAAACTGGACGATTTACAGCAAATTAACTTTGACGATTTTACAATCAAATATAAAATAGATAACCAAAAAGTTGTAAAGCAAATGCGTGATAATATCAAACAAGCGCGGGATGTTATCATTGCGACCGACGATGATCGTGAAGGAGAAGCCATCGGCTGGACTATTTGTCAGTTTTGTCATTTGGATATAAACAAAACCAAAAAAATTACATTCCAAGAAATCACCAAAAGCGCGTTGATGAGTGCGCTAGACAATATTCAATATGTAAATATGGACCGCGTAAAAAGTCAACAAGCGCGGCAAATATTGGATATTTATCTTGGTTACAAAATCAGTCCAATGTTGTGGAAATACGTACAGCACAAGTTGTCCGCCGGTCGCTGTCAGACGCCCGCACTAAAACTGATCTATGACAATCAACAAGACTTTGATTCTGTTAACGATGACACGGAATACAAAGTAAACGCGAGTTTTACATCCAAGAGCATCCTATTCTCACTCTCAACAAACATTGAAAAAGAGAATATTTTACAATTCATAGAAGAACAAAAAGAGAAATCTTTGTGGTCAATCAACAACACAAATGTAAAGGAAGTAAATGAGAAACCGCCGCAAATATTGATTACCAGTTCATTGCAGCAAAAAGCATCTAATATTTTAAAAATGAGTCCAAAAATGACCATGAAATGCGCACAAGAACTCTACGAAAATGGCTTGATTACTTACATGCGAACGGATAGTATTTGTTATTCAAAAGACTTTATTGGTTCTCTCAAAAACCACATCAAAAAATCTTATGGCGCCAATTATGTAATGCCAAATATCGAACAACTTTCGATTAATAAAAGCAAAGGAAAAGCCCAAGAAGCTCATGAAGGTATTCGCGTATGTGACCTCAATATATCCGAAACCCAGCTCAAAAATGCCAGCGCAAATCGTCTCTATAAATTCATCTACAAACACTGTATTCAGTGTGGAATGGCAAATGCAATCAGCCGAGATTATGAATATTTTGTCAATAGTTGGTCTTTAAGTTCGCAAAATAAAGATTGTATTTTCAAATATAAAGAGAACTTAATATTATTTGGGGGATGGAAAATAATGGAAAATGAGAGCCAGCGAATTTGCTACCGAAATTATTTGGATAACTTGTATGCGAGTGGTACGGAGTTTGGTATGAACTATTTGGAAGCAAATGAGAAGTTGATCTCCAGTCCGAAACATTTGGGCGAAGCATCGTTGATACAACAATTAGAAAAGAGAAATATTGGCCGCCCTTCTACCTTTTCCAACATTGTTCAAAATATACAAGACAAAAAATATGTGGTGAAGGGAAACATTGAAGGAAAAAAGAGAAATATTACCAACTATAAAGTGAATAATGACAAAGAATTAGTAGTAACTGAAAAAGAAGAATGTTTGAATTCAGAAAAGAGTAAATTACAAATCACGCCACTTGGCAAACAAGTGTGTGAGTTTTGTTATCAACATTTTGAGTCTATCTTTAATTATGAATTCACAAATAACATGGAAAGTGGATTAGATAATATTGAGTCTCGGGAAACCTGTAACTGTGAACTTCTGCGAACATATATTTCAAATGTTGAAGAATTAATTGAAGAAACAAAGACAAATTACAAAAAAAATCCAGACCAGGTGAAAAAAGTATGCGATACATCAATCCATTGCGGCAAAATAGACGGATTTGTTGCATATATTAAAAATGGAAAATATGGATACTATTTGACTCACGGAAAAGGTGGAAAGACAAGAGTAAGCTTGAACGATTTCAAAGGATTCAACATTGAAGACAAAATCGGGTCACAAGAAGATATCACTGAAGACGAGTTGCCACTTTTGATTGATTTCCTAGCAAAAGGAAAGGAAGCGAAAAACAAAAGCATTTTGGTTGAGTTGAACACTGAATATTCTATAAGAGAAAGTAAATACGGATATTATCTTTATTACAAAACAAAAAAGATGAAACAGCCAAAATTTATGAAATATAACGACGAAAAAGATGACAAAACAGAAATGAGAAATACATGGATTCCCGAAAATAATATTCGACAAATCAAAAAATATCTCTGTGAAAAATATAAAATCAATATATAATAGACAATGGGTTCATCGGGAGAAAGAACGTCCACCGTTATACTCCGCGAGATAATTAAGGAAAAAATTATGACAGAAGAATCGGTTTCTGTAAAAGTTTTCACTATGTTTACAATATTCGGATTTTTTTTTGCGGCATTTAACAATTCGCTCATGAAAGATGTGGAACACGGACTTTATGGACCCGCGTCCATTGTAGTGTGGAGTTATTTAACCGTTCTCATTTCTCTAGGTTGTATTCTACTCGTCAAAAATATTACACAGCCATCTTTCTTGATTTACGACTCCACAACTTTTAGTGGGCTAGCCACCATATTTTTGTTGGTGTGGATTGTAAGTATGAATTTGAAGTATTTTAAAAAAATCAATAGGGATATTGTTCCAATGAGTTATTCTAGATACTCGGCATTCACATCGTGGCTTTTAGCAGCTCAATCTTTTTTTATATTTATTACATTGGACCCACCATCTTCGAATGGTGAAAACAACAGTGATAAGATGGTTCTTATAAAAAGATTATCTATTTTAAACAACTTGATTATATTTTTGTCTTTTATTATGGTTTTGATTCAGCAGATAATATTAGATAAATTCTCAGTAGACGTGTTATAATTAAACTTGTATACAAGCCCAATATAATGTTCACATTCCCAGACCCCGGATATTTTTACGCAAAAATGTTCTAAATTTGGATTATGTAAAAACGAGTACAAGTATGGTTTTGATTGAATGTCTGTCGTCAAATTATAAACAATCTTTTTATTTATTGTATTATTGATTGAAGTCAATATTTTTTTTTCAATATTCTCAATATGTTTGATAAATTTGTCGTTTTCGTTAACGACTACTTTGTAACGATGATATTCTTGTTTTATAGTAAAAGAGGTGAAATTGAGTTTTACAAGAATGTATTTCAGCGTTATATTTTTGGTTGAATATAATATTTTGTAAAAGTTGATGTAATTTTCATTTTGGTTTTTGATTGGGATTTTGAATACTAGGTTGTGCTCATTGATATTGTCATATGTAATAATATACTCCATGATGTTATAATATTATAATTATTTGTATTTAATTATTTTAATATAAGTAATTTATCTTGGTAAATAATGAAGAAATATTCAGACTATTGTGAAGGTTCTCAAGTCAAGACAGAATCAATTCACTTATCTGAATATGCAAACAAAAATATTATTGTTTATGGAAACGATGCGATGAAAAATTATATTTTTACTTTGAATACTATCAAGTATCTTAGTAATAGTCAGTTAAAATACAGCAGACGAATTGCTATTAAATACAACGGCGAAGATATCTTGTTCAATATTAGCGACATTCACTTTGAGGTTGACTTTAGTTTACTTGGGGTAAATCAATACAATGTTTTTCTTACTCTGTTCCATCATATCAAAGAAAATATGATAGTTGACAAAAAATTATTTTATATTGTGTGTTTGAATTACCAAGACATCAAACTAGAACTGATGAATATTTTTTATAGTTTCATGAATGAGAATAAAATCCGCATTGTTATATTGACCACTCAAATCTCATTTATTTGTGATAAAATATTTCAATCATCTTTGATCAAAAAAATAAAAGGAGAAACACATCACATCAATTGTACTCAAAAAGAAGAAATACAAAAAATCACAAACGTAATAAAACAGAAAGATAACATTTCACTATTTCAACTTCGCGAACATCTCTACACATTTCTAACACTAAACTTTAGAATACACGACTGTTTCGCAGAGATTATTTTTGATTTAATTGAATGTCAGTATATCAGAGAAGAAAATATTCATCTGGTTCTCAAAAGGTATAATAGGTTCACCAAAAAATACAACAACAACTATCGACCAATATATCACATGGAATCGTTTATTTTGTTTTTAATAAACTTAAAAAATAAACAAGAAAATAAATTATGACCCTACAAGAAAGTTGTAACCTATTTAAAATACATAATATAAATGAAATTGACAAAAAAACCCTTAAAAAGAAATATTATCAAATGTGTTTAAAATACCATCCCGACAAAAATAAAAATCATCAAAATCAGTTTGCAAAAATGAACGAATGCTATCAAACTTTAAATGCTTATATAGAGGATAATAATGAAAAGCAAAAATATAAACACAACCAACACGCAAACAAAGAGGACTCTGATATTATTTATGAAACTCTCATTTCATTAATCTCCGTAGAAAACATCCAATATGTTCTCAGATTGATTGACAGTTACAAAATTTATATGAATAATGTTCCCGAAGTAACAACTCTCAATGTCACGATGAAACAAGTTTTTGATAAATGTCTCTATGTTACCAATGAACATTATATTCCACTTTGGCACAATATTATTCACCAATTTAGTGTTAAAGAGCAAAAATATATTATATATATTATAAAAATAAACGATGTTCCTTCAAATATACATATTATGAAAAATGGCGACATTGTGGTAAAGATTCCTAAAAAAAGTGTCAACAAAAATGAATATAATATTATTCGGATATGCGACCAAGTGGAACGCGATGTTTACATATCTGATAGTGATTATGAAAAAGCATTTTTAATATTGAAAGAGAGAGGGATACCAAAAACAAGTATAAATGACATATTTGATAGTTCACAATTATCAAACATTCACATGCATTTGGTTTGAATAAGCCTTTACGGAGGATCGAACTCCGGACCTTTAGTTTACAAGACTAACGCTCTACCACTGAGCTACAAAGGCTGTATATATTTACAATAAAAAATATTTTTATCTTCTGTGTTATTTTATATTTTTATCTTCTGTGTTATTTTATATTTTTATCTTCTGTATTATTTTCTTTGGATATAAATTATTTAAGTTGACTTCTTCTTCACAACACGCTTTTTCTTTGGCTTTTGTTCCGGCTCCTCCTCTGATGGCGTCTCTTCGGCCGGAGTCGGTTCTTCTGCTTCTTCCGATGCTGAACTTGTGGTAGTTTCTTCCTTTTCATCTTCTCCTTCATCATCAGATTCTACCACAGTCCCTCCAGTTACCGGAGCAGTTTCATCTCCGCTTGAAGGCGATCCAGCCATTTTACTCGTGTCTTCTTGAGACATTGGAACATGGCACACACCCTTTCCCACCTCAAGCTGAACATTTTCCTTGTACTTAGCCTGGAATAGCTTCCACGAAACACCAAAGTTGCCGTTTGCCATCCAAACACCACCACATTGAATAACACAAGCAATGTTGCTCGCTTTTTGAATGACCATATCAGGCGAACGACCATCTTCGTTTGGAATCAGAAGGTTGTTTGCCATATCAAATAGTTCAAACTTGTATTCACCGTCCCACATTGGAAGTTTGACCTTGAGTGTCGGGGCACGAGTAGTGTCTGGTTCTTGGGTCTCCGGATTCTTTGGATACTTGAGAATCGGATTCCAAAATGCCTCCACAACTTCACGACTTTGCGATTTTCCAAACCAGTCCTTACTGTTTTCTACCGCATCATCGAGGATCTTAGACTCCATATTCTTAATCATGTTTAGCAAATCATTTGTAGCCGGCGTCGCAAACTCTTCGCGAGGAAATTGGAGGGAAATTGAATACGAATTGCCGTTTGGATTTTCAAACACATTAACCCCCCAGTTCAACATAATTGGTGTGGAAACCATTAGCGAACGCTTGGTGTTTGAATTAATAATTCCAATGCTCTTGCCGCCAACAGAGTTGACCTTGACCTTGGTGTAGAGCATATCGTCGGAAGGAGTGAAATCGGTAGCGGATACAATAGCGGACATGATTGTTGTTTGCTTGCTTGACTTATACTGGCGGAGAGTCTTTAAATCAATTTTTTTTTCAATCACCGGCGTGGTGTTAAAGTGCGAGTTTCATAAAACACGAGTTTCATATAAACACAAATTATATAATTATATAATTGAATTATAGTGATAATTATGGAAAAATATTTCAAAGTTCATTATTACCCGACCCCATCTAAAACAAAAAGCAACCAACATGTCACTCCTGACACTTATCATCTATTATATCAACACAATTTTACGATATCTCAAATGAAATCTATTTTAAAAGAGCACAATATACCGTGCAAACCCTACAAAAATAAATCAGAACTATTATATTACTGCATTAATTCATTATTTATTTACAGTAAAGTTAGAAAACTACAAAAATGTTGGAAAAATCATTTTATTTGCGAGTTTAACAAAACGCTAGGTCCTAGTTTCAAGAACAAAAAAGCGTCTAACAATATTGACGATTTTTACACGGCAGAAGACCTAGATGAAATTGATTATTACTATTATTTTAGTTTTAAAGACAATGATGACTTTGTTTACACATTTAATATTGTTTCAATCTATTGTCTTCTTGAAAAAAGACAAACCGAAAATCCATATAACCGGAAAAAGTTTTCCAATGATATTGTGGATGTTGTGTATAAGCGCATGAGATATAACAGGATATTGGGAAAGACAACGGTATTTGATGACTACAAACCGGTAGAGTTAACGTTTCAAGACAAAGTGTCTAATTTGTTCACTAAAATAGACGAGTTGGGAAACTACAGCGATCCATCTTGGTTTATGGATCTGAATTTAATTCAAACAAAGCGATTTTTATATGAATTATTTGAAATATGGACATTCCGCGCACAATTGTCACAGCAAAGACAAGCAGAAATTTGTCCACCAAATGGTAATCCATTTCAAGGTATTCCCACCACTGCGTATATGACATCAAACCAATTTCACAGTTTAGAATCGTTACGAAATATGGGACTGGCTGTTATGGAAAAAATGGTATATAGAGCACTCAACGATTCGGATAAAAATATCGGCGCGTTGTATATTCTATCTTCGCTCACTTTAGTCTCTTTGAACGCACGCAATTCGCTGCCGTGGCTTTATGCTTCTGTTAATTATATTAATTAGACCACAAAACTACTTAAACACAACCACACTTATATTGGTATAATAACAAACAATTATGGTAAGCGCACCGAGTAAACCTACTACTAAGAAGACTACCAAGCCTTCCAAGACTCCTTCCAAGAAGGCCACTAAGACTCCTACCCCTGAGGTAGCCCCACCGCAAGTTGAGGAAAAGAACGTCGTTGAGGACGCTCAGTCCGTTTCGACCATCGCGCCGGACACCACCACCATTGAGAGCTCGCTCACCGAGAACCTCCTTGTTCTTGCTGAGAGCATCCAATCGATGACCACTCTTCTTTCTAAGATCAAGGGCGATTACAAGGTTCTTGAGAAGCAAGTTCTTAAGGAGGCTCGCGCCATTGATAAGGTAAACGCTAAGCGCAAGAAGAGCAAGGGGTCGCGCGCTCCGAGCGGATTCGTCAAGCCGACCGCCATTTCCAAGGATCTTGCTAAGTTTCTTGGTGTAGCGGAGGATACCAAGATAGCCCGCACCGATGTCACTAAGCTAATCACCGCTTACGTCAAAGAGCACAAACTTCAAGCCCCTAGTAACGGTCGTATGATTCTTCCGGATAAGAAGCTTATGAACCTTCTTAACTGCAAGTCGTCGGACGAGGTCACTTACTTTAACCTCCAGAAGTACATGAAGCCGCACTTTATCAAGACCGAGTAAATTACAAACAAATGACTTAAACTTACAAATATGTTCACATTGTGAAATAAATAAACTGTAAATTATAAATAATATTAATCCCCTTGTCGAGGCGAATAATATTATTTCTATCTTTTATATCAAATACTTTAGATTATCATTTTGTCTTTATTTTTCTCTTGTTTTGTTTTCTATTGAACTTCTTAACAAGTTGTTTCATTTCTTTGATTGATAGGCGATTTCTCATACAGTTTGGTAACATATCCGCCTTCTTGATCACACTTCTCAACAATTTGTCAGATGGATCAATGTTTCTCAGTTTTGCGAATGTGTATTTACTATGTGACTCGCACGGAATTCCGTTTGCCATGAGCGTATCTGAAAAGTAGTTTTCTGTAAATATATGATAATATGTAAATTTCTTTTGAGTTAATGATTTGTCTTCTTTTATATGTTTCATCGCAGATACTGGAGCAAATTTATTCAAATGTGGCAAGTATACACAGTGGTTATAGGTCAGGTACAAATCGCGGTTGCATGTATAATCTTCGCTCAATGCGCTCCCGTGAGGTATCTTGTATGGGTATTGCTTGCCATTGTTTTCTTGTGAATACTTTTGTACATCTAAGAAATTAAGAGTGTTATTGTCTTTGTCTAATAATTTGTCTTTCTTTGGATTTAGTAACTCAACATTCTTGTAGCCTTTGGTTGTTAAGATTTTTGTTCCTTCTAAGAAGCATGGGATAAAATCACTTGTGCCTCCACTAGCAGAATATATCCAACTGAAACTATAAGAAACGTCGTTATAATTGCTAGTATTAGTTACATCATAAAAAGTGTTAGCTGCTAGAGAAACTCCAATTGTAGTGTCTTCAAATAGAACATTAGTTACCTGAACTGTTAGTATTAGAATTGTATTGTCAGCAGTACTTGTATCGTAGTTCAAACTAAGAATATTAGAGTTTGTAGTTGTAATTGAATTATTATTTAGAATACTGGCTGGACTGAAAACAAATGAAAGATCTATGGTAGAAATACTTGTTGTATCACCTTCATTTAGCGTACTGCTTGTTATTTCCAATGTTGGTGGCGAAGTTGAACTGGCTCCAGAATCACTAGTAGCAGAATATATCCAACTGAAACTATAAGAAACGTCGTTATAATTGCTAGTATTAGTTACATCATAAAAAGTGTTAGCTGCTAGAGAAACTCCAATTGTAGTGTCTTCAAATAGAACATCAGTTACCTGAACTGTTAATATTATAATTGTATTGTCAGCAGTACTTGTATCGGTCGTTAAACTATTAATATTACAATTTGTAGTTGCAAATGAAGCAGGATCTCCAGAAATGACTGTACTGAAAAAATATGAAAACTCTATGGTAGAACTACTTGTTGTATCACCTTCATTTAGTACACTACTTGTTATCGTCACTGTTGGCGGCGTAACCGCCGAGGTTGAAATGACCTGCGAACCAAAAATTATGTTATTTAACGTGTCAACTGAATAAATATCATTCGAGCTAAATGTTCCAATATTACCACCATCGTTGCTACTTAATATGAAAACACCCTCGGCATCTACGACTGTTGTATATTCAACTCCACCAATCGCAATAATCGCAAAATCACCAACATTTGCCAATGGAATATATGTAGCAGACGGTTTGGTAGGGTCTTCAACCAACGAACTCATGTCAATCGGCTCGGTCTGATTCGATTTTACCATAACAATTTCTTCTACATCCGCAATCTGCTCCTCGGCTGCCGCTGCCACAACAACCGACGATTTATCGATTGTCAATGTTTTCACACTTTCTGATGCTGTTGCAAAAATCTGATCTATCAATTTTGTAAAGACCTTACGATTCTTGATTTTTATTGCTGAAGGAAATGTAATCTTCGGGGGTTTCACAAATATAGCCTCTCCATCTGTTTGTTCGCTACTATCATTTTCCGCAACCGCAAATGGACTCGCCGTGTCTGGAATTGTAAATGCCGCTGAAATTACCAAATCAATTTCAGATGAACTCAACTTCTCTTCTTGCGGAATTTCAGGATCATCTTCAAACAACTCTACAATCGCCGACGATTCTAGTTTTCTCGAAAAGAAAATGTAAGAATAACCAAAGTCATTTGATTTCGCATTGGTATTTCCTGCACGGTCTACAACCGAATTTGCGTTCAAACATATATTAAGAGAACAATCGGTTGTATCATCCAAAGGTTGAATCGTGAATGTAAACGACGACCCTGAACTATCTTCCAATCCACCTTCATTTGTCAAGTCAGAAACAACGCCATTTGAAACATCAAAATCAGATAACCTTAATCCATCAATATGTTCACTGCTATTGAGCGTCAAAACTAAACTGGTCAATGTACTTGATGCGTCTTGAGTTACTAAACTTGAACCAATTGTTATTGATGGTGCCACCGAATCATAATTCCACTCAAAATTATATGACACATCGTTGTAATGAGTTTCATTATCAACTACATGCGCGTTACCTTGCGGTAATGTTAGTCTAATGAGATCGTCTGACGCTACTGAAGTGTCAACTGTAACTTGATATGTTGTTCCTGAACCACTGAATGATGATATTGTGCCATTGTATATACTTAGACTATTTTGATCAAATATAACATTTTCTTGGTCGAATGTTAATGTAAAATCTATCGATGAAATGTTTGTATAATCTCCTTCATTTATTTGAGAACTCTTTATAACCAATTTCGGGATTGGTGGATTATACGTCCATGAAAATATGTTAGATTCTATATTTGATTCGCCCTGCGATGTTTCAACCGCACCACCAATAATAAACGCAGTTGTTGGAACCCCTTGTGCGTTACTTGTAATATTGAACGTTTTAGCCGAACTATCCACATTGCTTATAGTACCATTTTGGTAAGAAATGTCAGCCTCCACCAATTCAACAATTGCTGCCGTGGTTGCCAATGATATTGTAATTGAATCATTCGAAAATGTGCCATTATTTTGAACATCAGAAGAAGATAACGTTGTTAACAAGTCATCACTATCAAATATCCAATCAAACTCATTTGAATCGGTCGTATTTTTATTACCGGCACTATCCGTTATTGAATTTGCAAATATATAAACAGAAACCGTATCATTTTGCGTTGGATATAATTTTGCGGTATAAGATTCTTTCTTACTTATTACGCCCTTAAATCCCATGAACCCATGATGTCCGCACTGATAATACAGAAGAGATGGGGTTGTTTCATCAATTGTAATCGTTGTTGTTGCCCCACTTGTACCTTGGCTGTCCGTATACACAACGCCACTGGTATAAAGCACATCTTTTTCGGCAGTTGTATAAAATTTCAACGGATGGGTTGAATTGGTGGAATCAGATTGATCGAATGTATATGTTTGACCTACAATAAAATCTATTGTTGGAGATTCTACACCATTTAAGAAATATCCTGCAGAGCTGCCACTACCGTTGTATGGATGAGATGCTGTTTTTGTCGCAACAGTAACATTGTAAGTAGTAGTATGATTCACAAATGTGTTGGTTTTTGTCATTGCTCCCAATGTACCATTTGCGACATTAGCATCGTCATTCAAAACAAAGTCATCCACCGGTTTACTTAATGTGAAATAAATATTAATATAAGGATCCGATGAAGATGCACCATTTGCTATATCCGGTGAAAAGATTTCCACCGTTGGAGGCACGTTATCATAATTCCAACTGAATGAAACGCTGTTTTCATTTCCGTTGCCATATTGCTCGGTATAAGCATTTACGGGGACTGAAACATTGATACTAGACGGACTATTAGGTGTCACTCTCACAGAATACTCTGTTGCGGAAATCGTAGTAAAGTTGGATAGACTCGCATCGCCTGTAACCGTGATTGAGCTTTCTGTAAAATCACTTGTATCTATTGTTGAAATAAAAGACAAATCTACGAAAGCCACATTATTTGTTAATCCAGACGCTTGAGAACTTGTCATACTAATTTGTGGTTTGGTGTTGTCGTAGTTCCAGTTAAAAGATAAATTGTTTGCACCGGTCACATATTTTTGAAGCCCGCGTCCGCTAGTAATGAATTTATCAGTCTTTACTTGAACAGATGCTGTTGTTGGAAAGAACGTTTCAACTTTGACCGTAAAAGTTGTAAAGGTTGTATCTGACGAAATATTTGCGATCTTACAATTTGTTGTATCGAAATAACTCTTATTGAAGTTGAAAATACTTTCTGAAAATGTAAATTGTAACCACAATTCATTTTCGTTAATATAGTCCCCGGCACTAATAACATTACCATTTGCGTCATTAACCACGAGAGAACTTACTGTCAAATTAGCCGAAATGTAATTCCATGTAAATACATTACTTACATTATTCGTATTTACTGTATAAATATTATTGAATGTTCGTGATACTATATTTTGCGGAATAAATACACTCGTTGATTTAGCAAATGAAGAAGAACCTAACTTAAATGCAATTTGACTTTGAGAGATTACAGAAATATCAAACGCGTAACCATTTTCTGCCGAAACATCAAACTGAGAAAAAGTAGACGCCACACTATTTCCATGAAGAACCTCACCACTAAATTCTAACAACATATTTACATCTTGTCTGCCGAAGTTCCCACCGTGAGTCACATCGCTACTGGTAATTGTGATTTCAGGGGGCGTTACAGTGAAACTCCACGTCCATTCGAATACATTACTTGCTTCGTTGAAATCTGTTACAGTTTCTGTATTTGAAACTGTGTCTTGTAAAACTTGAATGGTACTCGCTTGCGAAACGCTTTCTGATTTGAAGTCAAATGTATAATAATTATTTGATACCTTTGTAAAATTAGAAACAACGCCATTGGAAAAAGACAAATCGGCTTGTTCTACATTCAAATTATTTGATGAAACATATATTGTCATTGAAACTGTTCCAAGATTTTGTGATTCTCCGTGGTTCAAATCCAGACTTGAAAATGTAATAGACGGGCGAGTTGGGGTAGTTGATGTGTCACTTGCTCCCGAATTCAGCGCAGTCCATTCAAACTTATTACTGGCTTTGTTGTGCTCTCGGGTCCACCATGGTTCTGGTTGAGTTTGAGATGTTATACTTTGTATGATTGCAAGAACATAATACGTTCCATTATTGTAACCAGTCAAGTCAGTTCCCGCAAATATATCTGTTAATTGACTTGTTGTTATATTATCAATATAATTTTGGAAATAATCTGTATTTGTATCAAAACCTTGTTTCCAACCTCGGAACTTATGACTATATACTCCACTTGAAACGTTGAAGTAAGAGTATTTTATAGTCCCGCCTATACCATCAAATATACACACGTAATGAGGTTCAGAACCAGAAGACGGATTTGCGTAAATAGGACCACCCGCAATACCTCCAACATTTGTAGCGCCAACCGCATAATTACCACCGAGAACGGGCCAACCAAATGATGGTGTTCCTGTAATATTATAACTATTATTCAAAATAGTTGTTTGTGCCGAGTTACCAAAATTTTGTGTTTCAATCTGAGGAACCATTATATCACTCACATCATTATTGTATATAGCATCTTGCTCTATAAACAAAGAACCCACATTTGATTGTTTATTGTAATCCGATGTATAAGTCAAGTCCCAAGTTGTCGGCGAAGTTTGCGAAAATGCCGTAATTGTGCCGTTTGAGGTAATGATGTCGGATGATGAGATATTACCATCCAAACCATCATCGCTCGCAGTCAATGTTAAATCTAATGTTGATTGTTCGAGCGAAGAACCGGACGCAATTTCGGGTTTTTGAAATTGAATGATTACAATACCGCTACCGCCTGAACCCGATGTAATATATGATAAATCTGATGGGTTATGCGCGTACCCACCTGAACCGCCGCCACCCGAACCAGTGTTTATCACACCATCAGTTGCTATACGTTTATATTGCGCGGGATATGCAAATCCGCTAATTGCCTGGTCGTGACCTGTTATCCACAACATACCATCACCACCTACACCATTACTACCACCCAATCCATGGTCTAAACTTGTATTATAAAGTGGTTTTGGTCCGTGATAGGTTTCATGATATCCAAACTGGCTTCCACCCCCTCCTGCAGCCACAGTTCGCACACTCCCCCCAATATCTATTTCAACACCATTGTTACCATTACTATGATAAAAACCAGTTCCACCATCATTATATGTAACAGAACTCGCGCCACCGCCACCCATACCTAAACTTGGGGTTTTACCTATTGGATCATCGCCGATTAAAGTGTTACCATCATGCCCCCCTGAAAAATATGTTTCCGATAAAACATCGTATAATGTATTTCCTTGTGTCGCTACACCACCGATTTTGTCGCCGCGGGCCGGTCCGCTACCTGAACCACCAGTTCTTCCTTGGTAATCATTCTCAATTGTACCTCCGCCACCGCCACCAAAACCAATCGCACTTGTTGTATTATTTACCAAACTAATTGTTGTACCATTTTGTTTTATTGAGCTATCTCCGCCAGACCGGGCACCATATGTACCATCTCCAATACTACTTGGAAGAAATCCAGCACCTCCTGCTCCAACTTCAATATTGTATGTTCCAGCGGTTAAAATATTATTTAGAGTATACACAACACCACCAGCTCCACCACCACCACCTACTAGTCTCCCTCCACCTCCACTCCCACCACCACCAACAATAAGTATTTCAACATCTGTAGCGTCGCGGTCTATTGTTATTGAAGTTGTTCCTGTATTTGTAAAACTGTAAGCCTTGTATTCTTTTCCATTTTTGACAAAAGAATTAAATGTCATTTCTGCGCCATTGCTGTCAAGTATTTTAGACTCTGGTAATGGCGCACTGAATGTCAACGTTGGGCGAGGAACTGGGATCACTGTTGTATTTGAAAAGTCATTGTCATTGAAATTGGAATTGATCGCATACAAATGACGCATTTCATATGATGTTAGCGCCTTATTGTAAATACGAATATTTTTCATTAATCCAGAAAATCCACGGTTTGCAGCGTAACCGTATCCAAATAATTGATGTTGGCGTTTTCCGCCCACGATTGCGCGCGAAACTGGTAACGCATTGGACCTATATTTGTTGACGTAATCTACAACTTCGCCATTGATGTAAAATTGTTTTACTTGTCCTTCTTTTACTGTGATTGCCATGTGGGTAAAAACATTTGTTATTGAAGGCTCCAAACCCGCCTCCGAAATCGCCATTCCATTATCATCTGGCGAACCATAATAAAACCACGCACCCGGCGTTGTTCCATCGCGGAAAATGTGAATATCTGTACTGTTGGTGGAAGTATCTAAATAATTACCATCGCTGAAGTTGACTAATTGGTCATTACCATATTGGTTTCCACTTCTCATCGCATACATCATAGAAATTGTTAAATCGCCGTCGCGAATTACATCTTCGTCAATAGACAAATAACCATTTTCGGAAATATCGTATTCGTTTTTGGAAGCATCATATACAACGCCGCCGTTCAAAGTCACAGGGATTTCAATATGAGACCCATTGCTTGTAATCATGGCAATTGTTTGGTCTTGTAATGGTGGCATCAAATCCATTTCCATATCAGTTTTCATAAGTTCAAATACATTACTCGCATGATTATTGTTTGTTGTAAACCAAGATGGTTTATCTGTCATATTATTGATTGTGTTATCCAACACTGAATTTTCTGAAATAGATACACTACTTTTTACATTGGAGCTTGATGGTGTAAAAGTGAAACTCATTGAATTTTGTGAACTATTTTTCAAGTTACTGATAACACCATTTACCACATTTATGTCATCGGGTGAAATTACCAATGACGGATTTTCCACTGTAATCTCTTCTGGACCAACTTTAATAATATCTGCCGCGTTAAATATGTGTTCATAAACACTTGTTGTAATTTCCCCAGTATAAGCAACTAATTCTTTTGCTTCATTCAAAAATAGAAAGCGCGTACCAGCTATTCGGTATCCCTGGTCTCCATAAGTAGAATGAGGTGTTTCATTATAATTACCGCTATAAAGTTTCACATAATCAACTTGTTCTAATGATTGCTCGCTGGTTAATGTTGCGATCCAATGAATTGAATTGGTAGGAGGATTATTGGCATCATCATGATGCGCCCAAGCATTTTCATCGTGTGAAACCTGTGTTGTATTACCATTAATAGCGTTGTTTGGTACACGACCTATCGCCCAGCTCCAATATCTCACGGTTTCACCGGCATCACTCCAAACATTCGCCACGTTGTCATTTACAAGAAAATCTCTACTCCAAATCGCATTTGTGCCATTGCTACTCAATAAAACATTGGAATTATTTACGAAACATTCAATTTCTACAATTGATATTATACTAACTTGACTCGAGACCAAATTTGGTTGATAAACGTGTGGGTCAGTATTACGCTGTAAAACAACATATTTGAATGTTGTACTAGGAACTACTTCATTTGGATCATTTTTCTTCGTAATTGTTTCATTAGATGTAATCTCCATCGAAATGCTCGTCAACTCCGTGTGTTCCCCTGAACTAATATCACTTGAACTGATTACAAGATTTGGCACGACTTGCGAAACGAAATTTTTATTATCCGTGTATTCGTTTGTTATCATATTTGTGTAAATTGTTGACACTTCGCTTTGCGAAAGCACGCTGTCGTAAAAACGAACATTCTTCAAGTATCCTTTGAATGCGCTTGATTCACTTGAACCTGATAACGGACCTTTACCGAGCAATTGAAGTGGTTGAGATACTCCGCTAATGAGTGCACCATTATTTGCCGACAAATTACCCGATTTTGTGAGAGTTCCGTCAACGTAAAGTTTAAATCCATTTGTTTCGCTCAATGTCAAATCTTCGTTCATGGTGATCGCAATATGGGTGTAATTTGATGACGAACCTTTGTATCCCATAAATCCATGACTTCCACATTGATAGTATAATGGTAATGGAGTATTCTCTGTTATTGTGATTGTCGTTGTTGCGCCAGCTGTACCAGCCGTTCCATTTATTGAGACATCTGTTGTATATTCACCGCTCGACTTGTCATCACTTGTGTAAAACTTCAATGGATGTCCGGAATTTGTTGACTCAGACTGGTCAAATACATACGTTTCTCCTACTACAAAATCTAATAATGGAGATTCAACGCCGTTCAAATAATATCCAGATGAACTACCGCTATTAATATATGGGTGATTTGAAGTTTTAGATGAAACAGTTACAATATACGCGTTAACATGTCCAAATACCGAAGACGAGATTTCCTTGATACTCGTGTCGTCTTCTTTGTAAAAAATAGATGCTTGGTCGTTTGGCGACGAATATATCGCAAAATCATTGGTGTCGTGGGCGTTTTGATTAAGCGGACTTGGGTATGGATGTCCGATGTATGTGATTGTGTTTCTGATTGGTGGAGGTGGAGAATTGGATGGTTGTGATAAAATGGTTGATGAAAACGTCTGAATTATTGTTTTGTCTTTTAGAATAGTATCCGCAATATCTTCAACAAAACTGATTCCATCGGTTGACAGGCTAATTTTGAACCCCAGAGTCCATCTATCGCCATATTGACCATTATTCGTATTTTTCATTCTATATTGGCTTATAACGTATAAATCTCCTAAGTCCATTGTAAAATGTGAATTCTGTCCGTTCGGACCAGTCAACCAATATGTATTTCCACTTGAATTAGCAGAAGTTGTACCATCTGTACCATAATCTATCAAAACATTTGTGCCGGGTGCTACTGAATTGAGGCTAATATAATCACTTATACTCGCATCAGTAATTGGCGTCATTGTTCCATCTATATCAACATCTACTTGGAAAAACTGAAGACCTGCTCCTGTTCTAGGGGAAGAAATTGTACCAGTTGTTTCAAACTTCACATATCTATATTTTTTAGATGATATTTCAGGCTCGCCGCCCGACTTATACATAAACGACATGGACATCGCATGTTCGCCGAATAATTGTCCTTCAATCGAAGCATATCCGCTCAAATCGCCGGGGAAATAATATTCATTTTTAATCTTATTGTATGTTGCGTCGCCGTGCAAAGTGACACTTCGTTCTTCTTGAACTCCGCCCGATTTGACAAACGGGATTGTTTGCGATCTTACCGGATTAATTGTGGTATCTTTTGTCAGTTCCGAAAGTGAAAGATCTGTTGGCGTATATTTTATTTCAAAATCGACGTTTGATGTGATGGTGTTTGTGGAGAGGTCTACGACGATGTTTGTGGATACGTCTACAACCTCGGAAGAATTAACAAGATTAAATTCCGAATAGTTGAATGATATATCTACTTCACCAACCGTGATTTCATTTGTCGTCGCCACAACATTTTTGTCTTCATCTAATAAAACAAACCGATGTTCTGTAATTCTATCTAAATAAGCCGTATTTTGTCGGTTATTTACGTATAAGTATTGTACGGCATCAAGTGTATGTATATCTTGCAATGTAATTACAGTAGATACAAGCAATGTTCCATGATTTATGTGCAAAAAATTGCCTGTAGTTGTTCCATTGATTGCCTTGTCAGCCCAATAGTTACCATTAGTCCAACTCGCCATGAATGTACTCACCGTGCTCCAAGAAGCTACATTATCCGTTATACTAAAATCTTCATAAATTTCTGCGGTTGCGCCGTTTGATGCTAATGCAATATTTGTATTGTCGTTAAGAACACACTCAATTTCTCCAATAGCAGACTCTCGCGAATAATTATCACTTACTCTTTGGAAAACTACATATTTTACAGGTGGTGAAGGAGGTTCAGGTTTATCCACCACAATATTGTAAACGCCGGCATCTAGGCTGACGATTTGCGATGAAATATCGGTTGATTGTGGTTCTGCCACAGGCGCCACATATTCCTTTATCTCCGCCACACTAATATCGTAATTCAAATAGGCGGTCGTGCTTTCTGTGAATACGTTTGTAGTTTTGTTTCCGGATTCGTCTTCAGTCGATGCCAACGCCTCGCCACTGTTGTAATTGAAAATTTTGGTGCTGAAGTCCTCAGTGCCCGAGGAAACCGCAGGAAGATTTTCATTTTCGGCTAACACAAAACGCAATATAACGATACCGCTGCCACCACTTCCACCGTTTGCGTTTGATCCACCATTTCCAGCACTAGCGCCACCACCTCCTCCACCAGTATTTGGTGTGCCACTTAGACCAGGATTCATGTATGATCCAGAACTGGGTACATTTCCACCTGCTCCCCCACCTCCATTTCCACCCTCGCCTTCATTATATCCGACGTGTAAATTACCACCTCCACCACCACCTGCATAATAGTTATCTAGTCCATTTAGAAAGTTATTTGTCATACCAACACCTCCTGCGCCAGAGTGGTAATTTGAACCGCCTGGAATATTACCGTTACCACCAACACCTCCCGCGCCCCCGCCACCAGGACTTGTTCCTTTATAATCTCCACCATGCCCGCCCCCATTATAACCATATATCATAACATTAGAATAAGTACTAGAATCATTGTTGTAATTAGCGCTTCCACCAGTAAACTCAAATGTTCCGGTATCGCTGTGATAACCTGTAGATTTGCCAACAGCAGTTTCATTTGCACCACCACTTCCACCATTACTATCTTCATTTATATTGTTGTCTATATTCCAAATGCTTCTTCCGTCCATACCATTCCCCGCAATACTTCCGCGACCACCATCCATCGCAATATATCCAAACGCAACACTATTGCCACCAGATTCTGCAGCCCAGGAAGAAGCCGAAGTTCCTCCTGCTCCACCTTCCCCAACAGCAATTGTATACTCACCGGAAGTAATACTATTAATTCCTGTACCAACTACAACGCCACCAGCACCACCTCCAGAACCTGCACTTCCTCCACTACCACCACCACCACCACCAACAATGAAAATATCTACATTATTCAAATCATGACCGAGTTTTATTGTGCTAGTTGATGTTATTTCATACGAAATGTATGTTTTACCGCCACTAACATACAAGTTTCCACTAATTTCATTCGAAACCGAATCTGTCAATTTGGGAAATACCATTCCTTCAGATGGAGTTGGCACCGGATTTGGAATTCCCGAATAAGTACCTAGTTGGATATCAAGCTCTTTGATACTTTCTTTGAAATATAAATTGATCATATTTACATCAACCACCGGACTTTCCAAAATCCAGTCACCCTCAAACAAGGTGTGGCCGGTATTATTTTCGGATGATCTGATTTCCAACGAAGAAGACAAATTGGACGAAACAGCATCAATAACATAGTTCCAGTTTGGATTTGAATATATTTTACACATCATCAAATCAAAATGCTTGACTTTGAGTTCGCCATCGAGAAATAAAACAAAATCTTGGAATTTGCTCCAAGTATTTAAACTAGGATCGTCCATCATTGGATATTTTACTATGCTCGTTTCCTCGCCGACAAAATTGTAGGTTTTGCTTCTGGAATCATTATCTTGGAAAAGAGCAACATTGCTAATTTGAACGCCATTCAACTCATTTATTCTAAGCAAGCCGTCTTTGATATCTTGGTAAGTATTTTGTTTATCAAAAGTAAGCAATAATGTGTTCGGCAAAAGGCATCCCCTCACATCCGACAAATGTTCGCGCAATTCTCTGTCATACAAAATGACATTGGTGATGACGTTTTGCTTCATAAATTTGTCTATCTCTGGACCATCACTTGACAAATATGTCGCCAAATTTATATCATTTTTGTATTGAATGCTTTTGTTAATGTGACTTGTATTTGAAATAAACAAGTCGTCATGGTATGCTTCGTTATTGCTTATATCTGTCATTAATTGAGAGTCTTTGAAAAGGCTTTGTGATACATCTATTATGTTTCCTTCTTCATCAAAATCTACTATTTTATCGCTTAATTCAAACAAATTATCGGTGATGTCTGATGACGTGATAAATGTCAGATTGAAATTGACAAGCGTGGATACATAGTAATCATTGTGTAGGAAATGGCAAAAAAGATTGTAATTTGTATTGTAAGTATCCGAAATATTGAATATTTCAAAATTAATAATATTCGCATCCATATTGTCATAAACGTTCATATTGAAATACTCAATAAATGTCTCATTAACCTGGACAACAAAGTGATTATGTAATTGGTCAACATTTTCAGTATTATTTGTCGTTAATTGATTGACAACTTCTAGCAGCTCTTGATCAATATTTGCGCTTATGTGGTTGCTAAACATTAATGATTGGTTACTGATATTCGGATTCAACCAAATCGCAACATTCACCTTATTTATTTTGTCTTTATTTTCTCCACAGTACTTGTCGAGTATATGATTCATTCTAGATTTGAATTCTGCCATGGTATCAGTAATATGAATAAATTCCAAAATGGTGTTGCTATTCAAAGACTCTATGAAATCTCCCGTCAGATCATAGTCAGCGTCACTTGCATAACAATACAACGGAATAATGGAAACATTCAACGTACCGCTCTCAAAATCAATGCTGGGAACGTGACTATCGTATATTTGTAAATTTCGTGGTTTTAATATTTTGGTATTCAAAAACCCAATATTTGAATTGTTAATCTTGAAATACTTGTCCAGTAAGACTTTATTTTCATCGTTATAAAAGGTTGTCATCATTGCGTGTAGCCAATTGTTACTCTTGTAAATTGTCTCCTTGTCTTCTTCGGCGACTTTCAAGTAGTTGATAGTGCGGTCTTCCACATCTTTTGTCACTTCTTGAATTTTGTCAAAAATAACTGCGTGCTCTTTCGGAAAACATAAATGGTCAATATCGATGAAATCAATATTTCGGATTTCAGTTGTCTTTGTGATGTCGGCGAACAATTTACCCATAAAGTTCCAGGACTCGAGCGCATCTGGCTTGCTTTCTACATTAGAGATCACGTGCAACTCATTATTATATTTTGAAGAATGTGCTGGAGTTTTCATTTGCTCAACATTCATGAAACATAGGTGCTCAAAATTGACAGTGGATGTTTCCAAGAGACTGCGGATCAATGTTAGTAATTTATCAACCAACAAATTCTTATTATCTACAATGAATCCTTGACTGTAGTTGTAATAAGTAATTAGAACATCGTCTCCTTTTAAACTGTTCAAAAGGGATTTCACTTCATCAGACACATTGACGTCGGCGATTAATAACTTACTAATCATTTTATAAATAATCAATATTATATATTTTGTTTAATACATTTAAGAAAAATATTGATTTCACAAAAATCCATATAACAAAAAAAGGAAAAATATAAAAAAATATTTTTGAAATTCTGTGAAAGTTGTTTATCTTTCTCCCCCCCCCTCATAAAAAATTTCCGAAATGTAGCCTAAATACTTGAAACTTTTTCAAGTTATGGTAACAATTCAATAAATAACAATATAAATTATGTTATCATATACTGTAAGGAAAATATATGTAAATGAAAAAGTTTCAAAAAGTTTCAAAAAGTTTCAAAAAGTTTCAAATTTCACACTTTTTTACCTTACTGAAGCCGATGTGGTGAATAAAAAAGTTTCAAATCATTTGTCTGTTTTAAGATAACAAACCCCAAATATCATCGTTTTTGTTAGCCATTTTTAGCCATTGTTTTGAATTCGGAAATAACACGATAAAAGATACAAACTATTTATTAGTTAATTAATTTCATTACCATAAAAGACTCGTTTTAAAAACACGTTGAAATTTAGCCATTTTTAGCCATTTTTGTATTTTTTCAAATGTTACCATAAATGATGAGGATAATTATAATGTGTAAAATATATTCACATTATTATGCTGTAAAATATTTTTTTAACAAAAAGTTTCAAAAAGTTTCAAAAAGAAGTTAAATAAACGAAGTTGTATTGGAAAATTGGTATGATGAATATAAACAAACATATCCACATATTATTCAATCATTCCAGAGGTATTTGAAAAATAAAGATGAAAGTGATATTATCAATTCGATGAAAGACGATATATTAGTCATGTTATATAATAAAAGGCGACAAATGGGACAATTGTTGACTAATTCTTAAATGCGATGATAGCAGGACCGAATATTATTGGAAGTGTTAGATTCTGTTGATTGTTTTGCCTCTTTTTTTTCAAACGTCTTGATAGTGATGTCATCTTTCGAACAATGTGCAATATAGTGGCAAAAAATGACTAATTCGCGTTCACTTTTTTTAATATTGAAAAAATTGTTTTGTTCAAAATTGAACCATTGTATCATTCTTGTTTGATGGATAAACAATAAACTTGTTGTGATATAGTAGCAAAATAAGTCACCCTCGTCTTTGTATTTTTCTTGCGACAATTGTAATTGATTTTTTTCGGGATTTTTTTCGGGATTTATTTCTTGTTCCTTGTGTAATATATCTTGATATTTCAATCCAAAATGGCTCAATATTTTATGTGCCTGCGAAACTGAAAACATTTGCTCTTTATTAGTCATCTTTCTGAATTCTTTCTTGAATGAATCCAACTCTTTGACATTTTTGTCGAAATACAGAAACACCGCTACGTTAAACAATCTTGCGCAGAACTCTACGATAGAATTTCCAATGAGAAATGGGTCATCAATGCGAAAACTGTTTGACAATATATTCCTGAAGTTTATTTTGTCATCCTCCAAATCTATCGTGAACGCAAAAAAAGCTCTTGAATCATATATTTAAACCATTCTTCTTTACGATAAATACAAATGTAAATATTATCGCTAAAAACAGAGTATCCGCTCTTCGCGTGCTGTTTTTTGATTGGTGTTCCCGGAACTAATGGTAATGTTTTTTCGAGTGCAGTGAGATACAAATCTATTTTTAGAGATACTTTGTCTTTGAAGCCCTTTTTATCGTATAGACAACAAACAATCGCCATTTTTATCAGATAAATATGATTGGAAAGGTCTTCGTAGTTTTTTGTATAGATATTGATATTAAATATAATATTCTTGTACTCAAAACATATTTTTTTAATATAATTGGTAAAAAAATTTATGTGGTTCGCGATATCCGCGTCGATAGATGAATTTTTCCTGCACGGTTTGTATTCAGTATTGTAATCCTTGGCTTCCTCATAGTAATTTTCCAATAAATTAATGTTCTTCTGGGAAATACAAATTTTGTCAAATAATTGCTGTGCTAACATGTTTAACTCGTCGGCATTTGTTTTGGACCGCATGGTCAAGCAAAAATAATATATTATTATAATAGTGGCTTTGTTTATATTTAGTTAATTTTTTTTTATTATAATAATATTTGCTCCCGAATTGGAAATGTTTATTTTGATGATTATTTCAATTTGGGTGGGGGGTTCATGTTCAAGGTTATTTTTTTATTGGTCGGAATATCATCACCTGTCTCACTTCCTTTAGTCTCAAATTGTGGACTTTGAGGTTCTTCTGGCTCTTCTTCTGGCTCTTCTTCTGGCTCTCCTTCTGGCTCTTCTTCTGGCTCTTCTTCTGGCTCTTCTTCTGGCTCTTCTTCTGGCTCTTCTTCTGGCTCTTCTTCTGGCTCTTCTTCTGGCTCTTCTTCTGACTCTTCTTTATCGTCTTGTATTTTTGCCACAGCCGATTTCAAATATGCAAAACGCGTTGGATGTTCCGCCTCTTGTAAATTTTCATTAAGTTTTTCTTCAATGAGTTTGAGAATTTTGTCATTGGCTAAATCATCAAATGAATTGAATAGTTTGTCATTGTATTGTAGCATGTTCAAATGTGTCTCTTCGTCTTCATTAGTTGTTTTGTGAATAAACATTACATCTTTTGGATCAAAACTGTTATAAATATCAAGTTTATTCATTTTTTCATAGTTCGCATTTTCTTTATGTTTCAAAAAATGAAAGTCAAAATCTTCGTTTTCAATTATAATTATCTTTATGTTTGCCATGAACTCAAACATGATAAGATTATACACACCAAGAGCTACATCAGACTTCATCAGATTCTCATGAAGAAAATTTTCATTTGGAATAAAGGTCGTTTTCCCATCTACCTTGCTTTTTTTGAAGCTGATTCTCAGATTCTTTTTGATGTTTTCTTTATCCGCCTTTTCATTTGCCAACGAATACAGAAAAGTTATGTATCTGTCGTATTTGTCTAAAACCTTTGGGATCTTCTCAGGTTTATTTTTTTCAACGCGGGCTTGTAGTTGTTGGAGAAGCATTTTCTGTTGTTGAACATCTTCTTCAAATTCTGCGTCTATTCCTTTCAAAAGAATAACCGTTTTATTTGGAACAGTATCTTCTTTTTTGTACATGTATGGTTGTAATTTTTCAGTATCTTCATAATACTCGTCGAATAATATGAGTTGCTCTTTTTCAAAATCAAACACACGATGATTCAATGATGCCATTATATTTGTGGCGTCTTCTATTTCATAAATACCCAACTTACGAATTACCTTTTTCCCATATAAAAGGTAACATACGAAGTACCCCAAATTGTCGTCTTCTTTTTTCAACTTGCCCATTGCGATTGAATATGGTTTACCAAAAATCTCAATGTGGTGTATATCACTTTCTGTCATTTCGTCTTCTTCCTCTAGCAACATATCGTCAAATATATATTCGACATCATCGTGGATTCTTGATACAATTTGACTCATATAATATATCTAATTATAAAATATTAAATCAATATCAATCAATTTTAATTATAAACACGTTCAGATATATCTAACAATTTGAAATATATTTTTTTGTTTTTTCCACGTCCTTGTGATTCCACGAGGCGTTTGTGGTTAGATATAAAATCATCCCATTTTTTATCCTTGAAAAATGTGTTACCCCCATCTTTGACGATGAGCGCAATATTTGCAACATATATTTCATTCAAGAGTAAATTATCATTGTTGTCAATCTCGGACAAACAATAATTCTGGAATGTGATAGCCAACTCCAATATGTCGGCACTTTTCAAAATATCCTGATTTGAACACTGAATTAGAAAGCTTGTAAAATTTTTCACACTTTCAACTTGCTTCACGTAGTCGCAATATTTGTCATAGTCTTCATTTGGAGACACATAAAGAATATTTTTAATATCTTTCACATGACTTGATATTTGATGTTCAAACACACTGACAAATTCATCCGTTATTTCAATAAACTTCTTGAAGAGTTTGGCATACAAATGACAAAAAAATGAATTATTTAAAATTACTCTGAAAAATGTGGCACATACCTTTTCTTTGTCTGAAATATTTTGTGAAATAAGGGAAAATATTTCATCACTCAGTTTATCGTAATTTTTCTCGGTAATTTTATTAAAATGTTTGAATAAGATTGCGATCACTTCTTCTTGTCTGCCAAGTGTAGTCGCTTTAATAGGCGGCTCTTTTGAGATTTCCTTTCTTATGTTGAGTTTTTTTTTGACTTGTTCAAAATGTTTTTGCGAATATTCTGGCAATTTACACTCGGTTTTGTCCATTTCCATAGATTTTTGTATAAAGAATTCATATTGTAATATTTGCGAAGCCATGAAATATACATCATTATTATATAGAAATTTTTATATCAAAATAAGTTAAAGTATTCAAAAATAAATGCGCGCTTAAATTAATAATGGACCAAAATTACATAGACTATTTACAAAAATATGAGTTCAAACATCCGATTGAATATAGCAAGCACAGAACATTGACAAACGTTGTTCAAGAAGATTTGGAGATCAATCCAGACGCGAGCAATAATATACTGAATCATATTTATAATCAAAGTGCGGAGAAGAAAAGTAAATGCAATTTATTGTTAGGTAAATGGTCGTCTCTGTATACGTTAGATGAAAAATACTTGAAAGATTCTCAAAAAGTTCTGAAAAAATACAAATACCACGAAAATACTATGGATGATTTTATAGAAGAATATGTTGACTTTAAAAGACAACAGAATTTTTTATCAAAATATCAATATGTCCAGTTTCACCGGTTTCAATATTTGAATACAATTGTGCCCTTTCTCCAGGCATTAGCATTATACAATTTCTGCAGCCCACTATTTTCATTACTAGCTCCAATTTTAGGTATGATTATTCCATATTTTGTCCTTTATATAAAAGGATTACGGTTGGGATTTTCGCAGTATTTAAATATTGTAAAAAAAATAATAACAAATCAATATATCATTAAGGGTGTATTAAATATTACTAAAAACTCTCTCCAGAGCAACTTGTATCTGGTAACTAGTATATTTTTCTATTTCATGTCAGTTTATAATAATATCATTTCTTGCTTTCAGTTTTACAAGAACACCGAATTTATGATTCGTTTTACCAAGAAATATCAGCACTTTTTGAATGAAGGCGAAGAGTTAATAGATACAATATATCAGAGCACTGGGAAAAGGAAGACGTTTCGCCAATTTAATGATGCTATGATAAATCACAAGGCAAACATTGCGAAAATGAAGATTCAATTGAACAACATTTGCGAGTGTAAAGACAAAATGAGTAAATATGGTAAAATTGGATTTTTGTTAAAATGTAATTTTGATATATATCACGATTCTCAATACGACGAGACTGTTGGTTTTCTAATGTATCTAAATAACTATAATCACGACATGTACAATGCGTCTAGTTTGTTGAAAGAGAATCGTTTGAATGTTTGTAAATTCAAAAAAGATACGAAACCAATCATAAAGGGGGGGTATTACATTCCTCACATTGCCGAGTCAAATATTTCAAATGATATTGGTTTGAGAAAGAATTTGATTATTACTGGACCTAATGCGTCTGGAAAAACAACCCTAATTAAATCTACCATTTTAAATCTATTTTTATCTCAAAGCTTGGGATGTGGTTGTTACTCTCGCTGTCAAATGCCGTTGTATGATTATTACCATTCTTATTTGAATATACCGGACACCTCAAACCGCGACAGTCTGTTTCAGGCAGAGGCAAGAAGGTGTAAGGAAATTATTTTATTTATTGAGAAAAATAAGAATAAAAAACATTTTTGTATTTTTGATGAAATTTATAGCGGGACAAATCCGAGCGATGCTGTTTTATGCGCTACAATATATTTGAAAGGGTTGAATAATTACAAGACAAATGTAGACTATGTTTTGACCACACACTATATCAATCTATGTGAAAACTTTGAAGAAAACGAAAATGTAACAAATAAAAAAATGATGGTGAACCAAAACAAAGATGGTAAACTGGAGTATTGTTATAAATTAGTAAATGGTATATCTAAAATCAACGGTGGATATCAGATTTTAGAACAATTAGAATATCCGGAAGATTTATTGAAATAATATTTCGTTCAAAAATACATATAAATATAAATCAAAATTATAAAATAAAAGAACAATGTTATCAAATCTACTTGATATAACTGGTTTCTTTGTAAGCGTTTTGATCAATTTACTATTAATTGCACTCATTTGTTATTATTTCAAACGTAAGATTGATAATCTTGAATACTCTCAATCAGAACAAGCTAAAACGTTATATACGTTGATATCGCAACAAAACAATATGATGGCTGTAAATAATGAAAGCAACTCTATTGTAATGGGGGCAAACAATATAATGAGCGGATTAGATTTAACGCAGTTGAATCAAAATAGTAGCGACGAAAACGATGATGATAATAACGATAATAATGATAATAATGATTCTGATACAACAAATGAAGAAAGTGGTTCGGAATGCGACGATGAATCGATATTAGAAGAAGAGTCAGAAACCGACGAACAAACGATTTCAGGCATGATTAATATGGTTCCTGTAGAAGAAGACTCTAAACAAATAGAGTACAGCAAACAATACGAAGGTGTTCAGGAAGGAGATATTGAACGATCTGAAAACATTTTTATAGGGCATCAAGAAACTTTGGAAGAACCAGAAAGTGTAGAAGAACCGGAAATCGTGGAAGAACCAGAAAGTGTAGAAAACCAGATTGCCGAAGAACAACAAGTTGAAACAAATATTGATTCTACAGATGAAAATTATGAAAAAATGACTGTAAAAGAGTTAAAAAATGTTCTGGCAGGAAAGGGCGTTCATGCCAAAAGTTCAATGAACAAAAGTGACATTATCAGTATTTTGAAGGGTGCCTCAAATATTGCGTTAGAATTAGAAGACGGAGATGTACAATAAATAAAAATATAGTGAATCATTATAGACATGGAATCCAAAGCTCTACCAACAAATCAACACTATCGCAAAGTTATGACGAAAACTGCGTTTGAAGTTATGAAAAGTAATCAACGGGCGTATAGTAAGCAGAGCAATCTTTATGTCCCAAATACTCTTCAAGTAAATGATACGAAAGTTACAATAAAAAAGTAAAAAATATGTTTGATAAAATATTCATATAATAAATATTATTATTTAATAACTATTTAGTTTTATAAAATAATAATAATGTTGTTTTTGTCGATTGATGTCGGAATACGAAACTTAGCGTATCTTGTAATTTCTATAGAAGAGGGGGATGGCAAATCTTCTATCATTGATTGGAATATCATGGAACTATGTGAAAAAGATGAAAACGCGTGTAAGGTTGATAATGTTAAGATTGGAATACGGATGAATGAAGCCATGACGAAATTGTTGGAGAAATTTGTCTTTGACAAAATCATTATAGAGAATCAAATTGGTCAAAACGCCATCAAGATGAAATCAATTCAGAGCTTATTAATTATGTTTTTTGTAACTAAAAACTACAAACACGAACAAATTATAAATTACAATGCGGTTAACAAATTGAAACACTTTTTGGGTAAGAAGAAGACGACATATGCCGAGCGAAAGAAACTGAGTAAGGTAATTGCTGATAAAATATGCAGCAAGCAATATCCGGAATGGTTGATTTTCTTTCAAAAGAGTAAGAAAAAGGACGACTTATCGGATTGTCTTTTACAGGTCCTGGATTATTCCATCAAAAACAGTCATCTGTCAACTTCAGTATATGAAGGTATAGATGAAGAAACAAAAGAATAAATGAAATTAGTTAAAGTTTAAAGATTAATATAAAAATATTAAATAAAATGAGTAGTGATGACAAGACAGTTTCGTTGGATATCCAGGAGATCAATCTGGATGCTCTGTCAAATACGCCACGAGATTCATATAGTATAGACAAAAGTATTGACAACAATATTAGACCGGTAAGCTCTAGTCTCGGGGACGGTATAGAATTGCTCATGAACGAAAAAGTTAAAAACTCGCAAAATGGTGGTGGCGACTCAAGTAGTAAATCAATGGAACAAGAACTGAACGATTTGAACGAATTGAATGCCATAAGCATTGAACCCGAATTTTCAACAAACTCTACTGGCGGTGATTATAAGGCAAAGAATAGTTTTTTAAACAAACCTGCTGTTGAAATAGCAAAGGGGACGTCCAAGATGGATGAAAATATGGACTCGTGGGACGGTTTCAAAGATATCAATCAGATCAATATAGAGACCTCAAATGAAAAGTCTACAAAGTTAACCGAACAAGAATTACTGCGCGGAAAATTTGAATTGTTGCGAAAATTAGAGGCGTTAGAAGAAAAGGGTGCCAATTTAAGCAAGAAATATTCTATGGACAATGATTTGGACGAGATGAAAGGAGAATACGAGTTCTTGATAAACGAAAAAGAAAAATCAAATTCTATGAAATTTCAAGGTAAAGTTCTTACCACGATGATAACGGGTCTTGAGTTTTTAAATAGCAAATTTGATCCATTTGATATTAAATTAGATGGGTGGTCAGAGCAAATAAATGAAAATGTTGATGATTATGATGAGATATTTGCGGAATTACATGAAAAGTATAAATCAAAGGCAAAAATGGCACCTGAAATCAAGCTATTATTTCAATTAGCGTCTTCTGGTATTATGATCCATATGACCAATACAATGTTTAAATCGGCTTTGCCTGGCATGGATGATATTATGCGTCAAAATCCGGATTTGATGAGTCAGTTTACAAAGGCTGCAATGAGTTCGATGGAAGATAATCAACCCGGTCTAAGTAACTTTATGAATGATTTTGGTAGTCAAAATAGTCAAAATATGGCTACTCCGTCGCCGCAACAACAACCCAGAGATTCCCGTCCACGAATGCGACAAGAAATGAAAGGTCCTGAAACAGCCAATATTGACAACATATTGTCAAATTTAAACAAAGATAAAAATAAAAACATCAATGTTGATAACAATAGTACAATTTCTATGGATGAAATAAATTCATTATCTTCAGAAAATAAGCGTGGAAGGGGGAGAAGAAACTCTGACAAAAATACTATATCTCTGGCAATATAATTAAATAGTATAGACTATATTAGTATATGTGAATAAGTACAACTAAGATGAATGATAAAAGGAGATTTCAGATAGAGAATTTACCTAGCGAATTACAGAATAAAATTTGTTCATATTTATATTTTTCTAATAACATAAGTGGTAAAATAAAACAAGTCAATGAGGCAATCAAAAACTATAGGAGTATTCATCTCACAAGTTTGTCTTGTGACCACGAGACCGATTTAGAGTTGGTGAGTTATTTCATATTGAAATACTTTTTATACGACAAAAATAGGAGTGATAAATTGCAACTTGATTATAATATGCTTTCAAACTCTCGTAAATTACAACATGACGAATTGAATCGTATATTCACTCGCCTTCGGTTAGTAGACATACTGAGGATATTGAAATACATACAACAAAACGGCGTTACATCGGAGTTCTATAATGATTAGTTTATTTAGATAATTCCCATCATTTTCATACTAACCTTGCGTCTCGCGGTTTTAATTAATTCACCGACTTTTTTTTTTACAATTTTTTTACGCGTTGAACATTTGTCTTTTTTTGGCTTTATCAATTCTGAAAGTTTTGTATTATTATTATTATCTAATGATCCGTCTTTGTCGTCTTTCTCTAAATATATCTGAACTACTGCTTTATCCGCGTTATGATCTAAAAATTTATCTATATCATTCTTTTCAACGCCATTGCCATTGCCATATAATTCTTCGCGAATTGTACCTGTATCGTTTGACTGGTCTGACGACGAGATAAGTAATTGATTTTTGTCATAATTGAAGCGTCTTATTCTGTAAGTGTTGTAAGTAGCGCTATCTTTTTTACTAGAGGTATTATTTGTCAGCGACCTTTGTTGTTTTTGCTCATTTTTGTAAAATATAGATCCTTTTTTGAATAATTCTTTCAGTAACGATTCGATCGTTTCTTTCTTAATACGGGTTTGTTCTTCAGGTGTGGTGTCGTCATTGTAAAAATTTGTCAATATATTCTTTTTAAATTTGCGATCGTTCTCACAAAACATAAAGTAATTATTTAAGGACCTTTTATTTGTAAATGTTTCAACAAATTGTCTTCTAATATCACCTTTGGTTTTTTTACGAGATTCTACATTAGTTGAAGTCCGAGGCTCAACTTGTGCGAGATATTTTTTGAAACTCTCCAATGTGAACTTGAAATTTTCAAAGTAGTAGATATTCTTTCGTTTCAGGTCGCGTAAAAGATTACTAATTTGAAGTTCCTTGTATTCGTCCCTTGTGGGTTTGACCTGAACAACTCCTTTCATTACAATTTCATAACTATTATGTTTTTTCTTGTAGATGGTTGCACTTTTTAGAAATTCTGAAGAAGTTACCCTCAAATATATTTTGTCGGTTTCTTCGCCATTGTTTGTAGAAAATGGCAAAGAACTGTTGCCGGAATTACCTGTTAGCTTTATTTTCCAGTGTATTTTAGATAACTCTTTACCTTTTTTGTACTGTTCTATTTTATCTTTTTCACCACCATCAATCTTAAAATCAAAATGAAACTCTTCTATGCTTTTCCGGGTGAATCTATATTCGTCTCGTAGTGCTACATCAAAATCATCCGGACTGGTTTTGACTTTGGTTTTGAACATTATTTTTAATTTATGAACTCCTTCAATGTCTATGAGTTCGCTAAGTTTGAATTCCGATAAAATTTCTCCGGACAATACTTCCTGAACAAGAAATGTCAAAAATTTATCTTTCTTATCGGGTATACCATCAATTTGTTTTTTTGTTTTTTTTAAAACCATAGGTTGATGTACTTTTTCGGTTTCTACAAACTTTTGTTTTCCTTCTTGGATATTCTCTCTGAGTTTTAGCAATTCCTTGAACAAATGTTTGTTTAAATATTCAATATTTTTCGCGGATATTTTTTTTTTGTAAAACTTTAATGAAATCTTACTATCTGGTTCACAGAAGAAGCTTATATTTTTGAAGATTTCCTGGTCTTGACCACCATCCATTTTTTTTAGAAAGTCCTCCTTCAAATAATCTTGAAGTTTGACAAGTTCTTTTTTAATTTTTTTAACATATTCATCTTCACTGATATTTGCCTTTGGGTTTGGAAGAAGGCACGGAAGGTAATAAATATATTTTTCATATGTTGGTTGTTCTTTTATATAATTGTAAAATACATTGTACACATTATTGACCTGCAAAAGTTTGTTATCTGTTCCAGGATTGAACAGTTCAATACTCGCTTCGTATATATTTTTATCATCATCGAAGAAAACAGGTATAACGAAAAGAGTATTTTTGTTGCGTTTGCGTTCTTCGGCGAGTTCCCTCTCCTCCACAGTGGGCTCGTTGGTGCTGGTAATGGCGTTGTTGTCATCGGGTATAAAATAATTAATTAATGTTTCACTACTTTTTAGGTTATTAACACTAAAAAAACTATTAATCTTCTCCTTGTCGCTCGACGTAAGCTCGCCCTGAGCGTCGTAATTGTCGTCAAATAACTCTTTGTAATATTTTTTTTTTCTTTCTGATTTTAAAAGTTCATCTATTTTAAATTTCATCAACAGATCGTAAAAAACACAATGATTTTTAACAATCTTTATATTTCGATTTGACTGTAATTTCAAATCAATTGGCGTTGATGGTGTAAATGGTTTTGCTTCTGGTCTTGTTGCTGTTGTTGTTATACCCATATTTAATACTCGCTCAGTTACCTGATTTCCCGGAGTTCCCGGAGTTCCCGGAGTGTTTGGCATTTTAATTATATACTATAAACTACGAGTATAAAATTAAATAAAGTTTTCTTTATATAACCCTTTTGCTACGAACATATCCTCAACTTGACTTTTATTTTTTGTATTTTTATTTTTCCGCGCCTTTTTAAGTATGTGTATTGCGTCGTTTATCTCCTTTTGACTTATTTTCCCATCTCCATCTTCGTCCAGTTGTGAAACAATGTCTTTATATTTGTTAGGTATTACACAGTATTTACTATTATCGTTTAATAAATAGTCCGCAAAAACAATAAATACACATGTAAGTATGAGAGCGACGACAATGTCGCGCGTCCCCATCCATAAAATCGCAAATACAAGAATCTGACGCCCCAGAGTATATTTCACATAGTCTTCTTGCGATTTGCTGAGTTCAAGAGTGATGTATTTAGATCCTATGTTCATTATCAGCATGATAATTCCCGCAAAAAATTTACTATTGTTGAGGGCATATAAATGCTCTATAAATACATTGAAATTTGTATGTGGTTTCTTTTTCTCTCGTTTCATACTTGAATTATCTTATAATATTACAATATAAAATAAGGGATAAAAGATAAAAATTTAATCTCTTATTTTATTAAGTAAATGAGTAGTCTAGCATTTTCTGCCAGCCCAATTGATTTTGAAAAAAATGAAAAACTTTCCAATAAAATTAACACTGGGGCGCAGAAGAAGCTCAGTACGGAATTTTTGAAAAAAATGACAAGTGGGCGCCCTGAAAATGAAGAAGATGTGATGGGTTCATCTCCCGATATTCAAAGTATACATAAAAATTTAGAGCAAAGTTTGAAAAGTGAAAATGAAAAGACGCTTGGCGATTTTTACGCAAGTGAACTAGAAACCGATGTGAAGCAACAAATAGATAAAGTGAAATCGTCGCAGGACCTGTATCATAATGAGAGAGTGTCTACTGATTATTTGATTAGCAACAACTTGAATATGAGCAAGGTGTCTGGCGATCCGCGCAATAAAATTATAGGCAACGAAACACGCGATGAGCTACTGGATAAATTAAATTACATTATCAATTTGTTTGAAGACGAAAAAGAAATAAAGACAAATAAGAAGAATGACGAAATTGTGCTTTATTGTTTTTTAGGAATATTCGTGATTTATACATTGGACTCATTTGTGTCAATTGGCAAGTATAAACGTTAATGGTTTTGATGTTCATACTTTTTGAAATACAATTACTCCGCGACCAGCAACATTGCTTATTGTATCATAGTGTTTTACAAATGACAACCCACATTCTTGCGCAACATTTTTCAAGTATTCGTTCGAGTGGTAAGTAAGTTCGTGGCGATTTATTTTTTCTTCTTGATCAATCTTGATGTGTTCTGTAAAATAGAATTTTTTATCACTAATTTCCTTTATTTTGTCACTATATGTGTAGTTTATTTTTATGAATTTCCCGTTGTCTTTGTTTGTCAAATGTTGTTTCAAATTATTAATATTTTGGAATACATCAATGAATAAATACCCGCGGTTGCTAAGCCATTTTGATATGTTGTATATAGTCCCGTTTAGATTCGCTGTGTAATATATTTCACTATCGATTAATGAAATATGAGTGAACTCATGTTCATTGAATATGTAGGAATTTGTTTCGTATTTGTCAATATATTGATAATCATTGTTTTTGTAACGGTATTTACATAAATCAATGATTGACTTTGATTTAGAAATCGTTGACATTGAGATGTTGTGTTTAAGAATCTCGTTGATGTGTCCACCGTGTTTGATGCCAATACAAAGGTGATTGTTGTAGACACTATTGGAGTAATGTAAAATAATTTTGCAGAATCTTTCATAAAATTCAGAATTATAAAATAAGTCATCTAGCAAAAATACATAGAATTCATCAAATATAGTTTCTTGGGTAGTTCCTTTTTTTACTTTGTTTTCAAACGATTCGCATTCTTTTTGTACAAAGTTCAAGTAAATATAGATGATACCTAATACCAACAATAATATGGAAAAATTCATATAAAATATATATTTATTTTATATTTTTTCGGTTAACTATTTACATTATAATATGTGTTATTAAATATGACACATGAAGTGGTAATACAAGATACACGAGACAAGTTTAAAATAACAAGTTTTTCTAACTTGAAAAAAACCGAATTGAGCAAAAAGTTGCAGAATTCGATATATTACAATAAGCGGGAAGAGGCATTTTTTTGGACGTGCGAAATGCTGTGTTCTAATATGTTATTGGAAATATGGGATACATTTTTTATTCTTATGAGTAAGTATATACACATTCATAATCCAAAATTACCACTTTACATAGAAAAAAAGTATTCTGAATTTCGCGATATCATTGGTCAAGACGATACAATACAAAATGTGCGGAACAACAAAAAAATCCGTATCATATTCTGTTCTATCACTACAGTTTTGTCATGTTCAGATAAGTTGACTATTTTAGACCATTTACAGAATAAATTTTTATTCAAAATAGAATCTTTATATGAGAATTTAAAGGCGCCAAATACATCATTCGTTGATTTAGTATACAAGCCTGGCGATCCTGTCGAGTATTTAATCCCATTCAACGAGTTTGTATATCATCTTACAGTGTCAAAACAAAAAGTTGATATCATTTATTGGTTAAATTGGATAATTGAATATGATATTTTATGTAGAAAAAAGAAGAAAATAATTGGTTGTGTTTCACGAAGTTTATATGAAAATAAGAAAAAACTTTTAGAAACCAATATAATATGGATCGTGTGGGATTCTCTTTTTGCTGTTATGAAAAAAGAAAGATGTTCTCAAAATTTGAAAAATATAGTAGAAAGTATATATAGTTTATTCACGGTCCGATATTGCGTGTCTACAAACAAAAAAAGAATTAGTTTAATATGTCATACAATTGAATTATTAGTGTTACATAAAGAATTAAAATATGACATTGCGATTTTGAAAAATAATGATGAAATGACGAACTTAGAAGAAAATATAAATGTTGTCATGGAGCAAATAAAAAAGCATGAAGTAAAGAGTGTGAAAAACGAAACAACTAGCAAAAATACTAAGATGGATATATACCACAATATTTATATGAATTTGTAAGGATAGATATTAACGTTTTTTTGTTAGATTTTATCTCATAATTATATACGCATAATATAATTATGAAAGATACCATTCGGAATACAGTAAAGGAAGTATACAACACCAATGTCAACAATTTTGAGTCAAATGCGTCAGTTTCTTGGTCACCCTCTTTATTTGAGTCGCATGTTTCTGAAACCAAAAAAGTTGTCGCCGACTACCCCAGGAATACAAATAGTGTTAATAATGATGTAAACTCGCGAATAAAAGATACAAATCATTCTTCCGCTAATTCTAACCTTCTTTTCTTTTTGTTTTTGTTTATATTGTTACTTACCGCAGGAGCTTGTTACTATTACCGAAAAGATATCATGGCATATTTAAATAAAATATTCGGATGGGAAAAGACTATATCCAAAGACGTTGTCAAAATAAAGGAGAACGATGAAGAGTTGAAAGAAACCAAAACAATCACTGAGAAAAAAGACAAACTTGTAGAGAAGGATAAAATGACTATTAAAAAAGATGGAGAAATTGTTGTAGATAACAAGATTGTGAAAGAAAGTAAAAAAAAAGAGCAAAAAAAAGAAGAATCAAAGCCTAAAAATAATGGATTTGATAAAAGCAAATATTCGCAAAATCAGTTTGTAAGCAAGGATGATATGTATTGTTACATAGGACATGACGACAATATGCGACAATGTATACAAGTATTTAAGGATGACGTATGTACATCGGGCGATATTTTTAATCGCATTGACGAATGTCTTGTCCCCCAAAAGAAATGAGTAATATTACTATAACTTTTCAATAAAGGTCACATTTTGATCATAGAACAATAATGAATTATCACCTTTTACCCCTGAATTTATTGCCGGTTTTACACGTATTATATCCGATTCGCATGTGGAAGATACAACAGACGTATTTGAAAGTTGCCCCCTTCGTGATGAACTCAACGCAGAATATTGTGTTCTCTTGGTTATTGTACTATTTTTATTGTATTTTAAAACTTCTGCTTTTCGTCGCATTCTATATTGCTCATAAGTTGTTTCGTTGAAGTTTGTCATTGGGTTTTCGGCGCGACCTATTGTATCCGGTACAACAACTTCGTCACCGGTTTCTCTGGTTTTTAGAATACGCAAGCCCTGTAACGCAATAATAGACGCACTCGGATCCGTCAACATAGCTTCATCTACTGAAGCATTCGCATCGTATTCAATTTGAGAATAATCAATATCATCAAACACAACACTTGTTGTCATTTATATTACGAATAGTAAAAAATAAAAATAAAACGTGAATATAATTTTTATTTTTATAAAAATGTGAACTAAATTAAATGACCTCTATTTTGGATGATATTATTTTTTCCGATAATTCAAAGTCTTTTTTGTAATCATGAACGCACATATGGTTTTCAGGACAGCGATGTTTAATACAAAATATCTTCTCGCATTTTGTACATGTTATATTTATTACACTTTTCTTTTTGCAAATATTACACTTATTTGATTTTTTCGTCACTTGTTTTGTTTCTTTCTCCCTTTCCATCTTGAATTATGTGGATAATGTTTTGTGGTGTTAAAAAAATATAGTCGCCGATATCAATTTTTTGTCAGTTCGCTGAGACCATGATCTGTTTTACCAGTAACAATATTGTCTCCTTCGAAAAGTTCCTTCTTGATTTCGTCCATAGACGCGTTTACGCCCAACTTCTTCTCTAGACTGTTACCCTCATCCGTTCCAACCAGTTCGCCATCTTCATTAATTGTTTGCGTTAGCTTATTTCCGTGTTTTTCGGCCTTCTCCATATTTTCTGAAATTGCCTTGAGTTTAGATTCTTTAACCCGATTATCAAATTGCAACTTCGCTTGCTCTTCATTTTGATTCTTTTCATGCATAAGTTGGTTGAGCTCATTCTCAAGATATTCGACTCTTCCAGTTTTGTATGCGTCCGGGTGAAATGGAATCCAAATTCCGACCGGACCAACATACACATCATGATTCGGATCAACCTGGCGCAACATCTTGCACCTCATTTCAGCCTCTTCTTGAGTTGGAAATACACCCCTCACCTTTAAGCCTCTCGTCGATGTCTGAAATGAGTGTTCCTTGTTAAACTGCGACTCATATTTTTCTTCATTCTTGTCCATGAAGTTTTTGTAATCATCTTGAATATTTTCATACATCGAATCTTTCTCAATTGTAGAGAACTCTTTGAGATCGTTCATGATATCTTCCGCATTTAGTTGATACTTGTAGGATATATAATTTGAAAATTTTGTCATCAATTCAGCTTGTTTGTTGAAATTATATTGCTCGGTAAATTTTTCAAAAAAGTAAAGATTCTTATCCTTTAGGATCTTCTCAGGCGAAACAAAAGACAGGCACGCAAATTTCTGTTCGGCGATTGCTCTATCTTCATCTAGCAAATCAATATGTTCTGACATTATCTATATTATAGAATAAAGTTATTTATATTTTTTTTCTATTTATATAATATAATATTATGATGTTGAACGTTCAAGAAGTTTTAAAAAGAGTTATTAAATATTTAGTAGAGGGTCTTATGGTAGCTATCGCGTGCTACGCGATTCCGAAGGCTTCGCTTAAGTTGGATGAAATTGGTTTGATTGCCCTCACCGCCGCCGCAACATTCTCGGTTCTTGACACTTACATTCCGTCGATGGGAGAGACTGCCAGAACCGGTGCCGGCTTCGGTATTGGCGCGAATCTAGTAAGATTCCCTGGCGGATTTTAAGTAAATCGTAATTGATTGATAATATAATGAATATTCGTTATATTATCATCATCTTAAACAACATTGTAAATTTCAAAGAGTAGGTATAAAATCCCATCCTAGATCTTGACAAATATTTTTCCATATTTGATCTTGCTCTATTTTCTTTTGATCTTTCAACATAGGGAAATGTGGCAAATACTTCCGTTCATCAAGAAGTTCACATAGTTTGTATAGTGTATAATAGTAATTGAGGAAGTTTACACGGTCGCTTGGGCAGAATTTAGCATATGGGACTTGAATATCTATAAACAAATTACACAGCGTTTCTTCTAGTTGTTGACTCATAATTGGTGGCTTTATTCCCATTTTGTCTTTTATAAATGTTATATGTTCGTAATATTTGTTATATCCCAGTTTTTTAAGAATTTCTTTAGTCCGCTTGCTCGTGAGTTTATTTAACGTTATTCTTTCTTTTTTTATTTGATTTTTAACATCTTCAATCACACTGTTTGGTATATCAGTTGACTCTTTAGCTTGAAATTGTGCTAGTATCTCTTTGAAGTGATTTATGCGCCGATAGGCATAAAATGATATTTCTTTAGGAGGTTCTTTATATGCTGGTTTGTCATTGTGAATCAAATATTTATCAGTTGAAAAGCATTTATTACAAATCAATATGCCGTCATATATAGATTTTATAAGTTCGCCCTCGTTGCATACACTGCACATGTCACGTTCGTCGGTAGTATTGTTATGATAATGATAATTTTCAATGTACACATCAAAATTGTTTTCTTTTAGATATTCTTTCATATTCCGACTACATTTGCTATGTGAAATGTATTCTTCTTTTTTAGACTTACTAAAGAAATTATCCAATGCCTTTTTGGGATTATTGTTTTTTTCAATATTTTGCTTTGTAACAAAATAATCAAATAAATGTTCTGAATTGGAAAGTAGATACTCATTCATTTTTTTATGAGAAACACTCATTTTATGATTCAGAGCTTGTATCCTTTCTTTGTATTTTTTAATTTTGTCTTTTCTGCTACAGGCTTTTATTTTATTTTCAATGGATAATATTTTCATCCTAGATTTCTCTATAATCAAAGCTTCTTCTTCTTTAAACGAATTGATTTGATTTGAGAATAATTTGTCTAGTGTATAATTTGATTCAATTTCGGACATATAAGAACTTTTGTGTATTTCTTTTAAATATAAAATAAAAAATATAATCAAATGAATGAGATAGATCTAAGCAAACATTGTAAAAACAACAAAGATATCAGTAAAATGGTTTTCATTTTTAACGCAATTGAAGATGGTTGGACTGTTAAAAAAAAACAGAATAGTTATATATTTTCAAAGCATAAAAGTAAAGAGAAACAAGTATTTACCGAGGATTTTTTGAACAAATTTATTACAAAATATTTTAATTTAAATTGAAAAAAAATTTTTTTTTTCTTTTAGTATAGTATAACAGAAAATCATGGGTGGTGGTTTAATGCAATTAGTAGCTTACGGCGCGCAGGATGTTTACTTGACTGGTAATCCGCAGATTACCTTCTGGAAGGTCACCTACAGGAGACACACTAACTTCGCTATGGAGTCGATTGAGCAGACTTTCAACGGTCAAGCCGATTTCGGACGCAGAGTTACATGCACCGTTTCGAGAAATGGTGACTTAGCTTACAGAACCTACTTACAGGTTACCCTTCCGGAGATTGGACAATCGCTCAACACTGATGGTGATGTTTACGCCAGGTGGCTTGACTTCCCGGGTCACCAGCTTATTGAGAACGTTGAGGTTGAGATTGGTGGTCAGAGAATTGAGAAGGAATACGGTGACTGGATGCACATCTGGTGCCAGCTCACCATGGACAAGAACCAAGAGGCTGGTTACTACAAGATGGTTGGTAACACCACCCAACTCACCTTCGTTACCGATCCGTCGTTCGCCGATGTTGACGGTCCGTGCGATTCGTCGGCGCCGAGACAAGTTTGCGCCCCGAGAAAGGCTCTTCCGGAGACCACTCTCTACGTCCCGCTTCAATTCTGGTTCTGCTCCAACCCGGGTCTTGCGCTTCCGCTCATTGCCCTCCAATACCACGAGGTCAAGATCAACCTTGACCTCCGCGCCATTGACGAGTGCCTTTTCGCTGTAAGTACTCTTGAGGGAGGAACTAGTGGCGATGTTAAGGTTTCGGGCGCTTACGCTCAGTCGCTCGTTTCGGCTTCGCTCTACGTTGACTACGTCTACCTTGACACCGACGAGAGACGCCGCATGGCCCAGAACCCGCACGAGTACCTTATCGAGCAGCTTCAGTTCACTGGCGCTGAGTCGGTTGGTTCGTCGTCTAACAAGGTCAGACTCAACTTCAACCACCCGTGTAAGGAGCTTGTCTGGGTTGTCCAACCGGATGCCAATGTTGACTACTGCGCCTCGCTCACTGCTGGCGAGACTCTTTACAAGGCTCTTGGCGCTCAGCCGTTCAACTACACCGATGCCGTTGATGCTCTTCCGAACTCTATTAAGGCGTTCGGTGGCCCGACCGGTGTTATGGGCGACGATGCGTTCATCACCAACGAGCTCTTCGAGACCGCGGGTGCCGCGGATGTTACTGCTGCCGGCACCGAGTTCTCGGCCGATTGGAACCAAACCCAGTCCGGTGTTTCGTCGGGAGTTTCGGATGCGGGCACCTTCGTCCTCGCCGAGACCTCGCTCGACATGCACTGCTGGGGCGAGAATCCGGTTGTTACTGCCAAGTTACAGCTTAACGGACAGGACCGCTTCTCGGAGCGTGAGGGCACCTACTTCGACCAGGTTCAACCGTGGCAGCACCACTCGCGTGCTCCGGACACCGGCGTCAACGTTTACTCGTTCGCGCTCCGCCCGGAGGAGCACCAGCCGTCGGGCACCTGCAATATGTCGCGCATTGACAACGCCACACTTCAGCTCGTTCTCTCGAACGCCACTGTTGAGGGCGTAAACACCGCCAAGGTGCGCGTCTACGCCAGAAACTACAATGTTCTTAGAATTATGAGTGGTATGGGCGGATTGGCATACAGCAATTAAAATTTTTGTTATTAGCACCCATTACTAACATTCCCAATAAAATTCAAAATATCTAAAAAATAGGTTGATTGTTAAATATGTTCATTAATATTCAAAAAAATAATAATGAACAAAGACGATTTTTTCACATTCATAAAAAAATTGAATTGAGTTATTTGTAAACAAGTGTATGGAAAAATCTAAAAATGAGCATCCAACATCCATTTTACGGAAACGTTATGATGAACGCATGGCTACCAGTTATGGCGCACAAGACGAACAATATGACAAAAGAACATGAAATTATTGAATTCCCTTTGTATGAAATCATGTTTATTGAAAATGGTGATCCAGGCTTCATTGTTCGGAATAAAAAGACAAAAAATCAAACAAAATGTTTTCGGGCAAAATTTTATTTAAGCAAAAACGGCAAAACATTTACGTTTTCATCCACCCATGTCGCATTACCATCCGCATTTCCAAACACTCCATCACTAGAAACAATTTATCATATAGACAATAATCCCACAAACAATCATATTTGTAATTTAAGATGGTTTTCCAAAAGCGAAAGCAGTATTAAAGCACAAAAGAAATCAGTAAACGAAAGTAACAAAAATGGTGGCAGAAATGGTCGTTATACGATTATGAAACAACCAGACTCGCAAGACAAAAATAACCGAGAAAAATCAACCACAATCGGTCTATTTCGTAGTGTAGACAAATGCGCCAAGTTTATCATTGAACACGTAGTTCAAAAAGATAAGAAACCATTGCTAAAAACAGTGGCGTCCAAAATAAGAAGGGCGATTAAAATTCCCGAATATAAGGCATATGGATATTACTTTGACGCTTATGAAATTCAAATGGAAGATGAAGAATGGAAATATCACCCAATATATACCCATTATGAGTTTTCAACTCACGGAAGATGTAGAAATTGTCACGGACACATTGCGCAACAATCAAAAATGCGTTGTGGTTCTCGTTATAAGCAGATAGCTATAAAGGGCAGATACAAATACATTCACCGCCTAATTTGGGAAACATTTATGGGAGAAATCCCCGAAAATCTAGAAGTCATGCACGACGACGAAGCACCAAGTAATCAAGACAATAGTTATCGGAATTGGTTGTGTGATTTGACACTGGGAACACGTTCGCAAAATATGGTATCATTCCACGAAAGTAAAAATAAGATTATTTGTGAACAAAATAATAATGATAACTTAGGTTTCGTTGAAAATGTTCCCGAAACAACTTCAATGAACAACAGGACGTTTCCTAACAATCAACTGGGAGATTTGATGAGAAATGGCGCGCCAGGCATTCAATACATTCAAGCAAAGGGACGTTCAAGTAAGTATTTGTTGAGCCGGCGGTTTTCAAAGAGTGGTAAAGATATTAGCTCTTCAGGCAGCTCCAAAAAGTCAGATGAAGAAAAATTCTTGGAAATACTAAGAATTTATCAAGAACATTGTAAAGAAGAATGTCAGGAGAAAGACATTATGAAGTTGGATTTAGGTGAGTTTATGATGTAGATTGAGTGATAAATATTCGTTCAAAAATTCACATGAACCATCATTCTTCGTATAGAGTTAATATTGTTTTAACTATACTACTTCTTTCAATATCATATTTTTCCATTTCAATTAGTGCGATTTCTTCGTATTGACCATCAAGTCTCTCAATTAAATCCTTTAATCCATTTTCGCAATGGTCGCACTGAGTTATATCCCCGGTTATGACCATTTTACTGTTTTCACCAATTCTTGTTAATAGCATCAGCATTTGATTGATGCTTGTATTTTGCATTTCATCACAGATAATAAATGTGTTTTTAAAGGTTCTCCCTCTCATGTATGCCAATGGAACAATTTCGATTAATTTATTCTTGATCAATGTATTTATTTTAGATTGGGACAAATATTCTCTAAAAATATCAAAAATAGGCATAATCCAGGGGTCCATTTTTTGATTGATGTTTCCGGGCAAATATCCTAGTTCTTCGTCTACGCTGATGAGAGGACGGGTTAACACAATTTTTGACTTGTCATCCTTTAACAGTTTTGCTGCGAGTTGGGTTGGAAATAGCGTTTTACCAGTACCCGCCGGTCCGTCACAAATGACCAACTTTATACTATCATCGTTGAGTGCGTCAGAGTATTTCCTTTGATTATGCGAATTTGGTTCATATAATTGGTTTTTGCTTTTCAAGAGTTCTCGTTCATTGTCGCAAAAATCTTCATCAAAATTATAATCGGCCAAAGGAATATTTTTGCGATATTTCCCAAAGTTGGTTATGAGTTTATTTCGTTTGTTATGTTTGTGATACTGAAACCCATGAACATAACCTGCCAAAGTGAACCAGATAATAATTCTACAAAACATTTATATATTAAGAAATATATAACTTTATATCATAATCAAGATATAACCTCCGTTATATTATATACCAAAATGTGGTTTGAGAGCTTTATTCAAACAATGGATGAACTTGATGAGTATGTATGATTGGGAAAAAACTTATCTAGATTATATTCTAATTAATGGAAAATACAAGAAGAAAAAATAAATTAACTCAAGCTCAACCACAATTAAATTGCCGTTTAACATCGTTTTCTTGAAAATGATACCCCAAATATAAACAAAACTAGTAGTCGTCATAAGTATCGTCATACTCATCCTCATATTTTTTATAGTCGTTGTTCAGCTCTAGACCCAACTCAACAAACATGTTTGTTTTTCTTTCAATCGGTAATACGCCAATATAATTATTACACGTTTTATGAAGGGCTTTACCATTAAACAAACTCGTCCGTCCGCCATTAGATACAGGAATAATATGTTCAAATGTAATATCGTTATTCATACTATATCCACATAAAGCGCACTTATTTTGTTGTCGAATACAAAGCACACTTCGACACATTTTACGTATTTTATGTTCTTGTTTATCTCCTATTTTTACACCATGCCACAGAGTTGAATACGTTTTAACTATTCTTATAAACTTATTTTTAATATGAGTTCTCTTCATTTCTTTCTCTTCTAAATAGGCTTTCCACATTTTAAAATATGTTCTAATTATTCTTATAAACTGAATTCTAGCATTATTTCTTTTTTTATTTCTAATTTCCCTATCTAACCCGATTAGTTTATTATTGTTTTTATTGATTGATTTTTTGAACTCCTGCATTTTTCTTGCGGCGTCAAGTCCATATGGTTTGCCATTAGTATGTCCATTAGTATGTCCAATACTAATTAAATATTTTTTTATATTTTCTTCCACATTTTCAATTCTTTTTTCAATTGTTTCATATTTCGCTTTCTGGTCGTGCTTGCTGGTCTTGGCACGCGCCTTCAACCCTCCCACTCCCACACGCCTTCGCTCGTTCTTGACAGCTTGCTGCTTGGCCCTTGCTGTTGCTGCCGCCCGATTCTCTTCTTTCCGCTTGCTGGACATGTAACGCGCCTTCAACTCTCCCATACGCCTTCGCTCGTTCTCGTCAGCTTGTTGCTGGTTGGCTTTTGCTGCCACGTGATTCTCTTTCCGCTTCCTTACCATCTCTTTTTGTGCGATTTGCTTATCCTCGTATTCCTGAAGTGCCATAATTATTTTGATAAAATAAAATATAACGTTTCAAATTATTTCAATTTTTTACATATAAAATTAAACTCCGCTTTCTCGCAGTTTATGACAATTATTGTGAAAAGACAAATACATTTAATCAATCAATTGTATCTGGTTTGCATTCACAGTTTTCGGGCGAATCATTACTCCCTTATCCTCCAAATATTCAACATTGCAATTGCCGGCTTCAATATCAATACTCACAACACGCGCTCTACTATTGCAACCATTTCCAGTGACAATAACCTCTTTTCCAATTGTGGCCGCGGTTTTATCCAGACATTCTTGACACATTCTTTCGCCCGGTTTTGCTATTACTTTTTCACACAGATAACAGCCACCTACTTCGGACGACACAGGTCCCGGTGGCGCCGTATTTGCGTTCATCGGTATCGATCTAAGAACCGATTGTCCGGAATAGCCACCACCGCCAAGACCAAGACCAATACCACCGCCGCCCGATGGTTTACCCTTTTTATTTTCAAGTGATGCCAGTTTTGTTTTGAGAACATTCGCCTTCGTCATAGCCTGTATCTCTTTTTCAAGAAGTTCATTCTTCTGTTGTCTAATCGCGATCGCTCGGTCCCTAGCATCGATTGCCAATTTTTTCTGTTCTTCGTTATTCATTTCTTTTTCAAATTCACAACATAGGTTGGCTTTATCTTCAATCAAAGGCGTGAATTCTTGCTTAAGACCGTCTTCCAGTTCTACCCATTCTTTTTTTTTAACCTCCGCGTCATGTCCTGCCCAGAAGCTATCACTACACCAAGTATTTAATCGGTCATTACGCGTTTCCAATTTTACAATAAAAGAGGCAAACTGTTGCTGTAAGTTGTGGACATTCTCTTTTCTTTCATCATACTTCATATATTTCAATATGGCGAGCAGCAAACTAGTATAACTGGTAACACATAATGATATGAATGATATGGCGGCGTCGGTTATTTGTATACTTTCAGATGACGCCTGAATAAATGTAGACGTAGTCGCAAACACTATGATAGAAATCTGAATACCATTAATGATATCTGTATATGTTTCGTATTTGTGGTCAAGTACAATCAAACGCTCTCTCATGTCTTGTTTCATGGCATTATTGTGTTCTCTGTATGCATCAATTTGCAAACGTATATCAATATATGGTTGCTGAGCGCGTATAGTTTGAAGCGTCTGCTCCATATTACCTTCAACGTTTGTAGTTATATTATGACTCTGTTCTTCTTCAAGAAATTGTATCCGATCATGAAGTGCTATATTTGTCTCCCTGAAACTCTCCTCTTTCAAATAATTCACTCTTTCGTTCTCTTTTTTTTCTATCTTATAGCGATTCGTTTTATCATATATATCATTATGCATCCTTTCCATCGCGCGATGAAGTTTCTCTATATCGTTTGTTTGTTGAACAACTCCCAGCAATGCCATATTTGCGACTTCAATTATACTATCTTCCTTTCTCATATATCCCAGTTTGCCTTCTATTATTATTGTAGACTTATCTCCATCATAAATCATCATCTTAGCATTTGTTTTATCGGTACTAAACGCAATTACTATACATTGAATCCATTTTCCATAACGCCGCTTATTTTTTTCAATCATTTCATCTGTTATATACTCTGTTGGATACGCAACTAAATCACCGATTGATATATTTGGTAATAGCGTGAGAGGTCTAGTTGGAACTTCGGGTTCCTCAATATAAGAAATATCGCTTAATTCGGTTTCGGATGAAATATAACCATTATTTGTTCCGCGACTATTATTTGTTAAAGTATCGTCGCGAGAGTCCATATTTTTCATCTCGGCGTTACTCATCTCGGTATCATTCAGTTTGTTTTCCATTATATTGATAAGAGAAATTATACCATGAAATATTTAAAATCATGTATATAATGGATGCGAAAACGAGAGAGACAACGACAAAAGAACAACAACAAAATTCGGTATGGTTCATTATTTCCATTACTGGGACAATCGTGACCATTATTACAGCATCCATTTTAATCATTCAGTTTAGTAAAAACTACAAAGACAAGGCACCAATACAACATATTCTTTTTTTGATATCTGGTATTCTAATGATTTCATTGGGAATATATTTGAATAGTATTGTCATTGAATATACAAACAAGAATGAAGAAATGTATGGTAGATTTATCTTGATACCGCGAATTCTTTTGAAAATAAATATCACATTTGCGATTTATACAATATATACAGTTGTAAAAAGAGAAAGGACTCTTATTATGAAAAAGTGATATGATAACGAGTTTAAATACAAAACAGAATTAAATGTATTTGTCTTTAAACAATAAATGAATATCATCAAGCGCTCTACCAAGTATATCAATATTAACAAGAAATATATATGTTCAATTATGAGTAAAGAACTCCTCAATTGTTGTATAGAACTGCCAAATATTCAACGTATCCGAGATGAGAGTAAAGTAGATGAAATTGTAAATTACCAAAGACAACAACTCTTGAATAATGGGCATTGCGATTTTCACGGAGTTATCAATATCCACCAGTGTCAAGAAACAAACCGTTGTTTTCTGGTAGACGGACAACATCGTTTTGAGGCGTTGCGTAAACTGACCAATACACATAATATTCAAGTGTTTGTGGAAGTTGAACAAGTAAATAGTATGGAGCAATTAATAAATAATTATAACATCATAAATAAAAATACACCACTTCCCGAGTTCCCCGAATCAATCGACAAAAATATTCCGGAAGAAGTCGCACAGTTTTTTAAGAATAAATACCCAGATATGTGGTCAACTAGCAAAAACGCCCGCAGACCACACATCTACTTCAATTATTTTCAAGAAGCATTGGGGTTTTTAACGGAAAAGCTTAATATAAAAACCGCAGATGAATTAAAAGAAATAATAGAAGCTAAAAATATTGAGTTATCCGCGTGGACGATAGACAAATATCCCAATTCCAAATCTATCACCGAATCAATGATGAGCAAATGTGCTCGTGAAAAGTTATATCTTGGGTTGTATGCACACGAATCGTACGATCATGCGTATCAATGGGTCAAAGATGTCGTCTTCATCAAAACCGGCGAAAGAATTACTAAACCTAGGAAACCAAGAAAAGCAAACATCAGAAAGTCGGTGAAAAGTTCAGTTTGGGATGAGTTTGTAGGAAAAGACAAACGGCGCGCGTTATGTATATGTTGTTGCGACAGAGAAATAGAAATAAATACATGTGTTTATGGACACATTGTATCAGAAAAACATGGCGGAGAAGCAAATAATACTAATTTGTTGCCAATATGCGCACAGTGTAATGGTTCAATGGGAACACAAAACATGGGTGAATATGTTCAGCAATACTATCCCAATAATGTGAGTAATTTCAAAAATAGAAAATATATTTATCAAAAAATGACTGCGAATTTTATTTTTGGTTTGATGTAACCATTATTCAACTATTTTAAGCAAACTATTTAAATAAACTCCGCGATGTATACTATCATAACTTATGGTAACAGATAGTGAACTAGAATCGTGCGACTACAAAAATTGTGAACAATTTATTCCAAGTATCAGTCGTGGTAAAATCGTGAAATGTTATGATGGGGATACTGTTACTATTGCGACTATCATGGATGGAAAGCGCGTTCGTTTTAACATTCGTATGTTGGGGTATGACTGCGCCGAAATCCGTTCAAAAGACCCACAAGAAAAGAAGGTTGCTCATTGGGCAAAAGGGTATATTACAAATATGATTTTTGGGAAGATTGTGAATGTTGCCAAAAATGAAGGAACTGACAAATACGGGCGTCTATTGCTGGAACTAGAATATAACGGTCAAAATATCAACCATATCATGTTGGAGAAATGGGGTGTTTCTTATTTCGGCGGACATAAAAATGATATTGACTGGAATATGTGGGACGAAAGTGGTAAAAAATAATATATAACAATTAATATATAACACCTCGTACTAATATGGATCAAAATATTTCTATGATCCGTTTTTTAATGTTTATTATTTTAGCACTAATCATATTTTTCAATTTAGCGCCACAAGTAGTTGCGAATGATAATAAGAACGATGATGGCGATAATGGTGATAATACCGACAGTAGCGGAAACGACAGTGGTGACAATGATACACGCGCAGGTAAATATTGTTTAGTAGATGGAGAAAGTCATGCGGACAAGGAATGCGAGAAAATTTCTGATGGAGAAATTTGTCAAAACGAGTTTACTTCGCTACAACAGTGTCAAGAATGGAAAAGTTCTCTTGAGTATGATACTGTCACGGACGAAGATGGTTCTTTAAATTATGTATACAAAACAGATGATATTGATAAACAAACAATCATGACGTCTGATGATATGATATTTTGTTTGAAAAATGACAAAGAATGTAAGGAAATGAAATTCAGCGACTGTCACGACATTCACATTGGGACATACCTGGACGAAGATAATTGTAATGAAGCGAAGGAAACTCTTGAAGGTGCTGCTGATAGCGCTAGCTCGTAAATATTAGCAACTACCCTCAATTCCAAAAGTAATATTCAAATACTTCAAATGATCACTTGTGCTAGTACATGAGAGCGGGTAGCAAACAAAGTATTTAATTGATTATTGTATCCAATCAAGGTCTTTTCGCCGTAAGCTTCGTATGTGGTTTCTACCACATTTTGCGGAGAACAAGTGAGACAATCCCAGCTAGTGGTATTACAATAAACCGCTTGTGATAAATTGAGACTTGTGTATAATAAGTTTTCAAAAATAAGACTTTGTGTTAGTGTAGATAAGAATTTCATGAATTTATAATATACTAATGTTATATCATATTATAAATGCTTGTTGTCATCATTATTGAAATTCATAAAAAATTGATTTGATTGGACTGATTATATTACTTCTATTCAACAATCAAAACATACCAGAATATCATGAACGCGATTGTAAAGGCAGTTCGCGTCACCACACAACCACAGAACGTTCGTAAAATAAGCAACAATATTTGGGACATGCGCGCCATTGAGTTGCTTCACGACGACTTTGATAAAATTCAGCAACAAAAAAATGAACAATTCCAGCTACCATTTGTCATGACCGAGATTCCTCCGCCATTTTGTCCAAAGTGCAACAACTACGTTAAAAACAAATGCTCATTCTCACCAGTTCATGATATTAGTATCGATGATTTTGATCTTGCTACAAACCAGAACCTCAATATTCAATGCCCAATTTTCGGAGAAGTTCGCATAATATTTGACAATGATAATAATGACAAACGAGGCTAGTTCCAAAAAAGACGAATGATTTACAACAATTTAAAGACAAAATATAAACAAAAATATTGATGAAACTAGAAAATATTTTTTATATTAATCTTGAAGCGCGACGCGATAGAAAGATATATGTAGAAAATGAATTAAAAAAAGTTGGCTGGGATAACTATACAAGATTTAATGCGATTAAAAATAAGCATGGTAGAATTGGTTGTTCTCTTAGTCACTTGAAGGTTATTCAAGACGCAAAGAAGAACAAACTTCCCTATGTTGTTATTTTGGAAGATGACATTGAATTCACAAACCCCGAGTTATTTCAAAAATTAATGAAAACATTTTTTGATGAAAAGATAAATTATGATGTATATTTGATTGCAGGCAATTTGCGCGGGGGATCACAGAGAGTCCACGAGTCAATATTGAAGGTCACAAGAAGTTTTGCTTTGACTGGTTACATCGTAAAACAACACTATTATGATAGGATCATAGAGAATATTTCGGAAGGATTGAAACAACTGATCAGACAACCAAATAACGGATACTTTGCGATTGATACTTATCTTATGAAATTGCAAGAAAAAGATAATTGGTATATTTCATACCCTAGAACGGTGACACAGAAACCCGACTATAGTGATATTGAAAATAGAAATGTAAACTACAATCATGTTATGTTGGATATAGTGGAATAAATATATTTTAACATAACTGCGCACAAAAAATGAAAAATAAATAATGTAATATTAATATTGTGAGAAATAGAATGATTGCGAAGTTGTACAACAATAATAATAACATAAAAACCCCAAAAAATGCAAAATCGTTGCCTCAACGCCCTTTGAAGATACACAGCATTATTCCACTTAACATATTTCAAACATGGCATTCTTTAGAGTTACCAGAAAAAATGAGAGAAAATGTAGAATTATTAAAAAGGCAAAATCCAGAATTTAAACACTATTTATACGATGATAATATGTGTCGAGAATTCATTAAAGGGAACTTTAACGATGACGTGTTATACAGCTTTGACAAATTGAAACCAGGAGCTTACAAGGCAGATCTATTGCGATATTGCGTATTATACATACATGGGGGTATTTATTTGGATATCAAATATAGATGTGTTAATGGATTTAAATTAATTGAATTGACAGACAAAGAATATTTTGTTAGAGACCGCAAACATTGTGGACAGGATGGTATATATCAAGCATTAATGATACATTTGCCTCATAACGACTTTTTATTGAAAGCAATTGAAAAAATTGTCAAACAATGTCGGAATAATATATATACAAATATATCTGAATTGTGTGTTACTGGTCCAGGATTATTATCATCACTTTCATTTAATAAACATATATATTTGTCTCCGTTGTTATTTAATGGTGAATTTATTTCATTAAATGATAAAATAATTTTAAATTATTACCCTGAATATAGAGACGAGCAAAAGAAAAATCAACTGACAAGCTATTATAAATATATGTGGTATGACAAAGACATATACAATTATCCAACATTGAAATCCACTAAAAAGGAATATACTTACACGCGGACTATAACTAAAAGTATTATGGGAAAAAATGTAACATTATATTCCGGAACACCTACTATTGTTGAAGCAAGTGATAATTGTTACTTGATAAACGTGAGATGGATCAATTATAATTATAATAAAAATGGCTCAAAAAATATTATACCTTCAAAATGGTTATCTATGAATAGTAAATTCAAAGTTGATCTGAATTTTAAAAGAATTACACCGGAAATATTTTTACAAGAAAACTTTAAAAATGAATTTCAAAAAAGTCCAGGATTAGGATTAGAGGATATACGAATATTTTATTATAATGACTCGTTTTATTATATAGCAACATATTTTGATCAAGTCCGTCAAACAACATCTATTTCCAGTAGCATTTACGATATGTCAGACAATTCTTACATATTAAATAGAAATGTTATTTTGCCTGAAATATATGATACCGATAATATTAAACTTGTTGAAAAAAATTGGAGTTTTCTAGAATACAACGGTGAACTATGTGTAGTTTATAAATGGTTTCCATTGCAGATAGGAAAAATAAATTATAACACGAATAAAATGGATATTAAAGAAATCAAATATAATATTCCAGACTATTTCAAAGATAGTAGGGGGTCTACATCAGGATATATTGCCGACGGTGAAATATGGTTTGTATTACATAAAGGGCAAAAAAGTATCTCTGATAGTTATAATTATCAGCATTTTTTTGCTGTATTTGATTTAGATATGAACTTAATTCGCTATTCAGAATTATTCAAATTTGGAGATTGTCGGGTTGAATTTTGCATTGGATTGATTGTAAAAAATGACAAAATAATATTATCTTATAGTTTGTTAGATACGCAATCTATTGTTTCGGAATATAGTATAAGCTACATAAATAATAATATAAAATGGTATAATAACAAATAAATACATTCTAATATATTCATTCACGAAAAACGATGAAGTTTGTAACAGCTCATGTGATGGGTGGCTTAGGAAACCAACTGTTTCAAATATTTGCGGCGTTAAATGTATCTCTCAAATACAAAATGCCTTTTTATTTTGAAGAGAGTGAACATGACAGAACTCCTGGAATGACTGCTCGTCCTTATTATTGGAAAACGTTTCTAAAATCACTTTCTTCTTTTGTAAAACCGCCTGTAAAACAGTTGGTCTTTCGCGAACAATCTCACAAGTTTAGTGAAATCCGCGGAGAAGACTTTCCAGATGAAAATATCAAGTTGTATGGGTATTTTCAATCTTATAAATATTTTCAAGAAAATCAAGAAAAAATATATAGATTAATTAAACTTTCCGAGCATCAAAGCTCGATGAAGGAAAAATTCCCTAATGGATTTTTTGATGATTGTGTAAGTATGCATTTTCGGATTGGTGATTACAAACATATTCAACAACATCATCCAATCCAGAATGTGGATTATTATAGCACAGCTCTATCTCAACTAATAAAAGATACAAAAAAAGATGATTGGAAAGTATGTTTGTTTTACGAATTAAAAGACAAAAATGATGCTTACAAAATAAAAGAAGAATTGGTGAGCAAATTCAAAAATATAAAGTTTGTAGATATTGATCATAAGATGGCTGACTGGGAACAAATGATTACTATGTCATTATGTCGTCATAATATAATCGCAAATAGTACATTTAGTTGGTGGGGGGCTTATTTCAATCAAGGAAACAATAATGTTTATTATCCTAGTAAATGGTTTGGTTCTGGAAAAGGGAGCCTCAATGAGGAACTGGATAATTTGTTTCCTAGTAAATGGAAAAAAATAGTATGTTTCAGTTGGAGACCGTTTCCAAATAAAAATAAAACACATTTATTTTCTACAGTTGGTTCAAATGGTCCTTGTAGTTCTTTCCACAATCAGTGTTCGTGGTCAATCGGAACGCGCTGGAACAATGTTGCAAAATTGAATCCAACCGGCGATATATTATGTTTTGGAGACCCTAAAATTTTACCAGACTTGATATTTGTTGCTTGTTGTGGATTTGATGTGTTTTATAATTATATTTACCCAGAAATTCCAAATAATCATAGATACAAAATAATATTTGCCGACGAAGACTATACAATTCCAAATCAAACCGATTTGCGCTGGCCAAAACATTCGATGATTACACCCGAACAGTGGAATAATTTAGTACAAAATAAAAACATATTGCATATTTTTGCGTCCCATCTTGATATTCCCGCAAATGAGAGGTATTCGCCAATACCAGTAGGGTTTAATCCGTGTGAATTCAAATCTGGTAATCCAGATGAGGTCCTTAGTATGAATGTTGATTATGATATTATGAAACGCCCGTTGAATTTAATACAAGCATGTAGATTAAGAGAAGGACCACAATGGAATGAAAGGCATTTGGTAAAGAAATTGATTCAAAATGAATGGAATCAGTTTGGTGTATTCAAAAATTTTAATCGTTGTGATTTTTTTCAAAAAATTCAAGAGTATTCATTTATTGTTTGTGTTCATGGTGGAGGACTGGAGCCAAACCCAAAAGTTTTCACTTCTTTGTATGTTGGAACAATTCCAATAATTAAGAGATTTATAAACTGTGAAGTTTTATATAAGGGTTTACCAGTTGTTTATGTCGATGACTGGAGCGCCGATGCAATTACTATAAATAAATTAAAACAATGGCGTTTAGAAAGAAAAGATTACTTTGAAAATAGCAATAAAAGAACAATACTTTTTGAGAAAATGACGACAGACTATTGGATGCGTTATATAAATGAAAAAAAGTAATAAAGATATAACACATTTGTTATCAAATGATAAAAATACGAATTTTCACAGATCATCATCCACTTGATCAAGATACGACGCACATTTTTTTGAAACATTCCGACATTGTAAATCAGATTGACTATAACAAAACATTTTGTTTTACAAATGACGATGACTACACTCATGTAATTCTGATAAATTGCCCCACACCAGATATCTCACATATTCCCAAAGAAAATGTAATTGGTCTAGCGTTTGAACCTATTCAGTTCTTGAAAAGAATCAACAATACACCAATAGAAGAAAAATTAAAGGATTTTATACCATATGCTCAAAAATATATTAAAGCGTATTTTATTGGAGACAAGGTGGGTTTACCTGACCCGTTTGTTGAAGGATATGGTTATATCAATCCAACATGTGATGTTGATATTCCAGAAAAGGTTGAAAAGACAAAATTAATGTCTATTATGATGTCGCATAAAGGTTTTGCTCCTGGACACAGATACCGTCATATTCTTGCACAAAAAATACTTGAACAAAATTTGCCGGTAGATATCCATGGACATGGATGCAGATATTATAATAATCTAAATGATACAAGACTTAAAGGTTCATTTCAAAAGAATGAGCCATATGAAGATTATATGTTTCACATAGCAATTGAGAATTTTGAGTGTAATCATTATTTTAGCGAAAAAATCACAAATACGTTGCTTTGGCACACTACTCCAATATATCTTGGCTGTAGAAATATTGATAATTACTTTCCAGAATCAGTTATTAAATTGAATGGAAATGTTGACCATGATATCCAATTGATCAAAAATATATGTGAAAATCCAGAAAAATACAGAAAACAAATTGATATCGACAAGGTCAAAAACACAATATCAATCAAAAATATCATAAATGAGTTTTTCTTGCAAACATAATATTGACCAGTAGCACAATAGCTATCTATAAAATCATTGCGTGATATACGTTAAGTATATATTTATTTATAATGATTATTCAAGAAAAACGAACATTTCATATAATATAAAATAATACTTATGATTTTCAGTGTGGAATTGGAACAAAATATGATACTGATAAATCATCGCAAAGAAATAATGTAACAAATTCTAGACAGTAAAATCATCGTTTGCTTAATCTAAATTAAAGCATTCTATTATAAATCGTTCTTTATATTTCATTTTTCCAATCAACGCGATGAAGACAACATCAATCAAAAACATCTATGTTATACTTTTCTTGAATAAACTTGAATGTTTTTATTTCATTATTCAATAGATGGTCAAACTCCTCTTTAATAGAATGCGGAATTTTTTCGTAATAAAAATTAATTTTAAATTCTGAATTTATTCCGTCCCAGGCTCTATTCTTTCCCATTGACGACAAGTGATATAATTTGTCAATATTAGAAAGCACATAATTCTTCTTTTTTAGATTATCTACACTTAAAAAATCGTATAAAGTATTGATAAAATCTATTTTATTTGTTAGGATATCCTCATAATACAATAAAAGTTTTTTTCCCTTGTGATTGATAAAATACTCAATATTTGAAAAATAAGATTTAAAACTTTTGGCGTTTATTTTATAGTTGTCATGTCTCAAAATTGCTTCTCTTGGATTTCTTACAATTAATATCAACTTATTCGTCGGTAGATTCCTTGGCGGCCAATGGTCTTTAATAAAACAGTCTGTTTTATTGAAGTCTGATATATTGAATGGGACATTTTCCGGGAAAATATTTTTATATATTTCTTTATCGTCCGGATTTCCTCTGCAACCATACGTTGGTATTTCAGAAAGCAACTCAATAAAAAAACGGACTAAATGATTACCACTTCGAGGATATGACAATAGAATATTTTTTCCCTCCATATATCAAAAAACAAAACAATATCTTTAAGTTAAAATACATTACTTCATCATTCTTAAATTGTTGAATGTGTTAAATAGAAAATAACCTATTCATATTTTCCGCCTCAATACTATTTTCAACCACACCATAAAATGTATCAATATGTTCTTGTGTTCTAAACCGAAAACTAAAATGCTTATTCTTCTCTTGTC